CACCATGCTCCCTGCTGCCCCGCAAATAACTATTGCATGCGACGACTTGTGTTCAGCGGTTGTACTTGCGGCGCGGCAACTGTCGCACGACGTCAAACGGAACCTAGCAATGACTGAGGGCCAGCAGAAAACTCAACTAACGCAGGAAATACTAATCCACTCAGCAACGTGGTGGATGACGGACGCCGAAAAGATGAGGACGAGGCGAAACGACCCTTGCCCGTGCGGCTCCGGTCGCAAGTTCAAGAAATGCTGCATCACCGGCATGCGTAGCCGCTGACTATAACTGACAGGAACCTATATGAACATTACAAAATCACAAGTAGAGCGAGTGCTGCTGTCAAAAATCAAGGGACTTGACCCAATAGCGGTATTTCTGATTGATCATAGCAAGGAACAAGGTTCGATAATCATCACCTGTTGCGGCCAAGCGTGGACGGCGTTCTGGGCTGCTATGGGTAAAAGAAATGTTGCAGATTTCGTGCTGTCTTGCGACAAATACTATTTAGCGGGCAGCCTGTCGTCTGTCAGTTCCACGGCAATTGACTACGACCGAATCGGCCGCAAGATCGGCCATGACGTTGAAATCACGACGATGGCCTACTTCGATGCAGAACTAGTGGATGCCTACGGCCCTGACTGGCGTATGGATATACCAACGAAGCCAAATCACGAATACGAATATCTGTGTCGGATTATTTTGGCCGTTCAACAAGGACTGGTCACTGTCCTACAACAACAGGAGCGGTGATTTTGGAGATGACTGGAAGGACTTGGCCGCTATGGTGAAACTCCGGACGCGAACACTCACGGATAGACGGGGAACCTCGCTACATAGGTGCCGAGCAGCAGTAGACCTGATCGCGCGACTAGGGCCGCACACGAGCGGCGGGAAGCCGGCAGAGCGCCAATCTCCGAACCAGTCATCTTTAAAGCCACTGATCACAACGACAAGGTCTACCCGCCGCAGTTCTCAAGTAAGGTTTCCAGCGAATTGGCAGAAAATAGCCAGTTCGCGGGGTGCTACCACACCCACGCCCAATCCAGCGCCTGATCGCGAGAAAACTGGTTATAACCGCCAGCCGCAAAATTGTGGCGCACCATCAACTTTTCTAAGGAAAATACCCAATGAACAAACCCTTATGCATTTATCACGGCGGATGCGATGACGGCTTCGCCAGCGCCTATGCGGTCCACCTTGCGTATAGCAAGGGCGTTGACTTTCACTACGGAATTTATCAGCAAGAACCACCAGATTGCACGGGGCGGGAAGTTTTTCTGGTGGACTTCAGTTACAAGCGCGATGTGATGGAAAAAATCATCGCGGTAGCGGACCGGGTCACAGTGTTGGATCACCACAAATCCGCTGAGGCCGAACTCACTCCGCTGCTGGAGTCTGGAAAACTCGATGGCAGGTTCGATATGACGCGGTGCGGCGCCGTAATAACATGGAACTACTTCTCGGTGAACTCTACCCCAATGCCGTGGTTATTCGAATACATTCAGGACCGTGACCTTTGGCGCAAACAACTGCCGGACTGCGACCAGATCATCATGGCTCTACGTTCATATCCGCATGATTTTAAGATTTGGGGGTCAATTATTGCAAAGGGTCGAGACGCACTGCACAAAGAGGGAGTATCCATATATCGGTATTATCGACAGATTGTAGACAACCTCAAGGAGACCGCGATTCGACAGAGAATAGGCGGCATTGAGGTTCCTGTCGTCAATTGCCCGCCGCAGTTCTCAAGTGAGATTGCCGGCGAACTGGCAGAAAATAGACAATTCGCAGCCTGCTACCGTACCCACGCCCACGGCACAACCTATTCGTTGCGATCGCGGAAAGGAGGTTTAGACGTGTCGGCGATTGCCAAACAGTACGGCGGTGGGGGGCATGCAAATGCGGCGGGGTTCACGACAGAGAAACCGCTGCTGCCCTAAGAAAAAGGCGCGGTAGCTTTTGCGGCTACCGCGCCTTTTGGCGCACGAGTGTCATTTCCGTGAGTTGATTACGGTGTGGCAATCTCGGCGCTATCGCGGGGAGGCCCATCAGTCGGACTGTCCGGGTTTACTGTTCCACCGCCGATCCCACCGCCTGCTCCGGGTTCTGGGATTTCGACCTCACCACCAACACCGCCGGGGTGGTCGACCGTATCGGGTGCATTTCCACCATCAGATTCCAGCTGATCCCCACGCGCCAGCAATTCATCAACTTCAGAATTAACGCGATCTTTTAGATCATCAAAGTCCAGTTCACCCTCACCCAGCATGTAAGCAGCAACAGCCTGCATATGCGCGTCTACGTCCTGCCGGTTCTTCTTCAGAAACACACCTCGCCGTACATAATCAGCGGCTCGCTCATTGTCCTGAGACTCGAAGAACCTTAGTGCAAACCCGAGGAATAGATCAATAATCAATGTTTTTCGCATGATACTTCAGCTCCTATGAATGAGGTTACGACACTGCAACGGTTTGGCAGTATGTGATGGCCCGCGGCGATTCGGTCATGAGAGCGGCATCCATACAGGCATTGTATTGGCTTGACCCACCGACAGCCTTGATCGCATCCACCAGCCGCGAGATAGCCACAGCGGCTTCAGACAGTGCTGCGGCGAGCGTTGCCTCGTTTTCTGCGGAGCGAACCGCCCTGTAAGCGCTGCCGGCATCAATTAACGAGACCACTAACGGCCGGGTTTCCAGCGCTATTCTCTGCAGGCTGCGAAGGTTTGCCGGACTCAGCTTGCCCTCATCGTCGAGCCGGTTAATGCCTCGAACCTCAGCGAAGTAATGCTCGCCAACCACGTAGGAGGTTTCCGCCAGTCCATCAGCAGCTTTGTAGGCAGCACGGGTACCGGAGCAACCGGAGAGTACAAGAGCGCCGAGAATCAACGCGATTACGCCAATGAAAGCCGGTGAGTTCGTGTCGGTGCCTGTACCTGGCAACGCTTTAATGCCGGCGTCAGACTTAAACAGGATACCGGCGGAAACAATCAGGGCGCCCGTAAAGAGTTCTCCCAACATTTCGGGGGCGGTGGCCATCAGGTCGGGCAGGAAGTACGAGGCCAGCCACAACAGTGCGACCGAGACAAAGGTCGCGAGTGCACTGATTTGTACGTTGGTTTGTCCGTTCATAAACTTTCTCCACCAAATGAATGAATTTGTTTGGGTGCGGTGATTTTACATGGAAATCGGATTAATTCACCTTTTCGGTGTGTCGCGCCTCGATACGATCCGCCATTGAGTCGATAAATTTGGCGGCTCGATTGTTCCAACCCCCGGCCCAGCGGGCCTGAAGATTGAAGCCGGCGCGACGCGCCTTGGCCAGTTCAGGGTCGCGCCCAATCAAGCGCCCGAAGAGTCGTATCCGAAACGATATCACCCGCAAGTAGAGCTCGCGGGGGTCTGCGGAGTTGACAAACTCAATCGTGATGTCACCGATAATCCCGTCTTGCCGAGTCCCGACGGACCGCTGCAACCACTTCGTCGCTGCCCTGGGTCCGTGGTGAACCCCAGCATCAACGACGAGCTCACGCAGGTATGGACAGGCGATGAGTTCAAATTTTGGTTTGATGATGTATTTTCGGCGGTAGAAACTGCGCGCTTGTGACTCAGTGATTGCCTGCACATCGCGGGCGGTAGCGCCGGGGTCGTTGATGTGTTCCCGCCAGGCCTTTAGTGTAATTCCACCCTTGGTGGGGCCTCCTCGATCGGCGGGATCGTTAGTGTATTTGGGCCAGCCCTCACGCCGGAGTATGCCGGAGACAATTTTCACTTCAAGCGTCATACGGGGAGCCTTCTGTTATTGGCTTGAGGTATGCTCATGCGCCATGACAATTATGTCCATAATAGCAGTAACGTTTATCTCGTGGCTGCTGCTGTTTTTAATGCTGGCGCTGTTCGACACATTCGTCTACGGCTACAAAAGTCCCATTCACTGGTGGTACTGCTGCATCGACAAAGACCCCAGGTCGGGTATCTGGTACTACGGGAGTTTGCCAGCGGCGCGACGGAGAGTTCGACGGCGGTAACGCTACTGGTCGTTGACTCGCTCGTTGTAGAGCCGGTTAAACTGATTCATCGTGTCCTTGATCTCGTCCCCAATATTGCTGATCTGGCGTTTCTTTTCTGCGTCTGACAGATCCGATTCGTCAATTCTATTACGCTCTTTGCGCTGTTTCATGAGGTAGCTATCGGATTTGCGACGTTCCCCAATCAGGGAATATTCGCCCCATCGAGCTTCCTTTAGTTCTAATTCAGCGTCGATGTTTTTGGTCTCGATGTAGTGTTTTGCTTCTTTTTCGGTGATACGGACCGCATCGGCATTACGGTAGTACTCCTGGTACAGCGTACCGAGGCCGGGCTGGCCATAGAGTTTACGAAGCAGCGGAATCTCGTAGGTCTCAATCTCATCGCCTTTGAGGGCCTTGATTGGCGTGGACACCGTGTCTGCGATGAATCGGCCCGCACCACCGGTGACGTTATCGATGATCAGGTCGATCATTTCCGGGTTGATATCCACGGTGCCGCTGCGGAATTCATTACCGCCAGTCAATTCATTGAGTTTTTCGGCGACCCACCGCGACGGCTCGCGAACGCTATTCCAGTATTGCTGTGATTCCGGGGCATCGACATCGAAAGGATTGCCCTCGGGGCGCAGCGGGCGTCCGGCCCAGTCTTTGTTCTCGCCCCACTGAACGATTGGGTCCGTGATTGTGGGTGAAATGATTTGCCCCAGCGAGGCATCACCACCGATCGGATTGAAAGAACCGGCCACCGATGCGGCCACTCGAAGCGCGCCAGCGCTGGCCTTAAAGTTCTTTTTGGTCGCAGCCTCACCTGTGACCTGCCCCATGACGTGGAACACGTTGTAGCCCCAGGGCAGCGGTATCTTGACGTAATCACCCTTGCCGCCTGGTAGCATGAAAATGAGGTTTCGCTCCTTTACGTGGTCCGGAATCTTGTCGTAGCGATTCTTGCCGTCCTCATCGTCTCCACCCATTGCTCGATTCATGATGTCTAGGAATGTGGCGAAAACAATTGTGGCACCAATCAACACTCGTACCTTCGGGCTTTTAGCAGCGCCCACAATGATCCGGGCCGAGCCTTGAATGCTGGCGTTATAAAACAGCCACAGCGCGTTCATTATCTGCCCGTAATCGCCTTTGCGGTTGAAGTTGACGGTCAGTTCTTTGGCGAGCCTCGCCGACTTGCCCACGCTGATGCCTGCCCGACGCGCATGAACGAAGGCCGACAGCCGAACCGCATTCTCGACAGCCGTGTTCTCGTTCTCAATAAACTCAAACAGGGCGCGCACCGATCGCTTCACCTTCAGCAGCGGCACGTCTCCTCGCAATTCTTCAACCCTATTGCGCAGCCGATCCTCTTTCTGGGAGATATCGCCGTACAGGCCGAGCCATCCGGTTTGAGCGCCCGCTTTTCGGAACTCGTCAAATTCCTTGGCCCACGGATGATCTTTTTGGCTCTGAAACGCCCGAATACCACGCCACGCCTTACCGACGTCCTTGATGATGGTCCATTTCAGACTATCCACTTCCGTGGACGACAGGTTATATCCCGCGGTCTGTATGTCGCGGAGAAAGTTTGAAATTATGAATTCGGGGTTGTAGCCGGTGTTGATTGCGGCCAGATACCGCATGACCCGCGTCAACACGTTTATGATCGGTCCGGAGTTGTTGGCGCCCAGACTCTTCATTGCATGGGCAATGCGCATAGCCTCGTGGCTGCGCTGGTTAAACGTGACCGTGTGATCTTTGCCGGCAACCTTGACGACCAGTACGTTATCGGCGAACTGGAACCCGCGGTGCGGTTTGTAAACCACCAATCCCTCGGCATCAAAGGTTGCTTTGAATTCGACCTTATCGACCGCGTACAACTCCTCGTTGGGATTGTTCTGGGCAAACCTCAGCATAGCCTGTGCCACTTTATTCTTCTCGGCCCGGATCAGGGTTGCCTCATGCTGGGCAGTGAGGTGCGACAGAATGCTGACTACCTCACGCTTAGAGCCTGCGCGGCGCTTTTGACGGCCCGTGACAGAGAATCCCTTGCCACGCTGTGGCGGGGTGTCTCCGAAGCCCTCACGTTGCAATGGCACATAAAATTCGTAGGTCGATTCCCACTTTGCCACGGTTTTGGCCGTTTCCAGGCCAGATTCCACCAGCAGCTTGCGCTGGCTCGCAGTAATAGCATCGGTTAGTGCGGCAATCTCCTCAAGTTTTTGCAGATCACCCGACGCTTCGAAGTCGGCGATAATCGTGGATGCCGCCTCATTGGTCATGCCGCTCAGTCCATCGTTATCCTTTAGCCCGCGCGATTTATCGCCATCTTCACCAATATTGAGGTCTTTTTGCGGATCGATGGGATTGATGCGTTTGAGTTGGGCATTGGCTTCTGGGGCATGGCGGGCATGCAGATACGATTCGACATCCTCAATGTCGAGGCCTGATTCGCTGATTTTCTCCACCAACGGGTCAACGTGATCGCGCTGAAAGTCCTCGATCGCCGCGCCAGCCATACCGTGGTATCGCAGTTCTGACAGATAAGCGTCTTCGGGTTCGGCAAGCTCTTCGAGTCCCCTCTCTTTTGCCGCCGTCTTCTGGGCCTTGTACAGATAATTGAATTTGTCCTGGAAGCGGAATATTGCCTCGGACAGGAACAGATTTGATTGTCGGTCTGGGGTTGGCTCAGGGGCCGTCTCCACAGACTTGCGTGGGCGATTCGGATTAAAGTCGCCGGGTTGAAGTGCTAGGCGACCTTCGGGAGAATTATCTTCTCTATACTTGACAAGGTCTTTCCGAGTCAATACCTTGTCCCTGTAGCCCTTGACCTCCTGCAGCCCAGGCAATCGCAGCCCGGAACGTCCAGATAGGTCAAGGGTTTTTCTTTGGTCAATATATCGTAACAGTCCGTCCTCCACCCACCGTTTTAGAGGTGATTTTCGACCATCTTCGTACACGCTAACAATTAAGGTGGTACCACCGTTTGGTCGAGGCGCAGCAATTATACGAACAAGAGACTCGCCGACTGGGTCGGGTGCTATAAAAACTAACCGCCCAGGTTGAGTCTCAGATTCAAATACCAAGGTAGGGTTCTCCAGCCAGTTTGGTACTTTTTTCCAGTCTTCCGCAGTCAACCGATGATTAAACCTGCTGGCCGATACCTTACTCTCCACAAGGAAAACGGGACCATCATCAATCCCGTGCATTGCCAAAACATCGCTGCGATCAAGTATTCGAACTCCAGTTGGGTCGGGTTTTTCCCCGGCAAATAGTTCATCAATTCTGGACTCATAGATGCGGCGTGTATCGGCCAGTAAAGTTAACCTTTGACGCTTCTCATTAGCCGCCACTCCATCCCTCCGCCCCACCTCACCTCGATCGATGCGCCGGAAGATATCGCCCGCACTCTGGAATCCAGCGCCGCGCAGCGCATTGCCGAGGGCTTCCAGAAATTCGCTAATTCTCTGGAAGGCGGTTTTCAGGAAACCCCTGGCTTGTTTCTGGCTCGTCGACCAGTCGGCGTGCAAGTCCGCGATCGCCTCTTCAACCAGCTGTTGCTCGGTGAGGTTGCGGCCGCTGTACCGCTGGCGCACGCTATCCATGCGATCCTCCGCGGCACGCGCCAGCGCGGTCCATTCCGCGGTCCGGATCACCCCGATGTCTCGCAGGGCGTGAATAACCTCATGATCCATGACCCATGCCTTGTTCGGGGCATCAGCAGCCACCTCGATCAGGCGACCCAGATAACGGCCCTGTGCGCCAGACATGGCTGAACCAGCACTGTTGCGAATCTCGTCAACCAGTTTGACCGCGACACGATCCGTGATACCCACCTTATCGAGCCGGGCCTTGAGGTCGGACTCAATCGCATCCGCTTTGCCGGCGACACCTGGCTGAAGCGTGAACAGCGGTAGCCCGAGGAGGGCTTGTTCGCGCATCGCGGGGGTGATTTGAATGGAGTGTACATCGATGCTTTCACGGCCAGCATCAACCCTGCGCTCGATGTATTGAGTAGCCTCAACATGGCTTTCAAACGGCCCTTGACGGGGCGTGTTCAGGCTTTCTACCCACCAGTTGTTACCATCTTTAACGACTTCATATATTGCGCCCTCGCCAATACCAATAGATTCCACCTTAACGGCTCTATCCAGCTTTTTGGTGACTTTGCTGAACAGGTTTCGCAGCGTGCGATCGTAGAACCCCTTCATACCTTCGCCGCCAACCCTGAGGTCGAGGCCTGAGAGTCGCCGCCATGTCTTTTCGTCCGCTCGCGGAGACGGAGCGCCCTCACCGTTAATTATTTTCTCGGCAACATCCTTACCAACGATGTCTTCAAGTTCTTCGGGCTTTACGGCCTTACGATCAAAGACAATGTTGCCACCGCGGTCTCTGGCGATAACAGCGTAGTTCGAGCCGTTTGGCTCAAAATCGATGTATTCCAGCCGTTTCGAGAGGTCGTATCGGTCTGCCTGCTGCTCCCCCGTGGTCCATGCCACCTGGTCGTAGCCACCCTCGGCCGCCATGCGAATCACCCGCTTGATTGCCAGTTCAACCCAAGCGTTGCCTTTGAATGGGGCGTCGGGGACCATTTCGTTCTTACCAATCCGAACATGGCGTGCGTCCGAATTCATCTCTTCCAGATAGGATAGTTGCTGAGCTGGACCCATGGCCGCCCAGTCCACATCGGTAATGCCAAAGAACCTCTTGGCATCATCAGGTGTGAGTGGTTTATCAGATCGATATCCTTTGCGACGACCCGTTTGATGCCAGTCGCTCTGCAGTTCTTCGATGAATAGCACCTTCTCACCGTTCGGGCCGGAGCGATCGTTCAGGCGTACATGGGCGAGTACGTTGGCAGTATCGAAGTGGCCATCAATAAAAACCCCGGCATCACGAGAGGCCAAGGGACTGCCAGGGGAGTTTGGATCAATATCCTCGCGCCGCGGCAATGTGAGTAGGACTTCGCGATAGTTCTCACCACCTGGCAAAACGTGGTCTTGGTATTTGGTGGTTGTAAAATCGTCCGACATTTGTCGGCCAATCGCCTGTTTCAGACTTTTCGGTAAGTCGTCAAATTCAATCTCATTGCCCTCTGGGTCCAGGTAGAGAGCCACTTCAGCATCGCTGTTGTCTAGTGTGTAACCTTCCCGGGCGAATATTTCCACCAATCCAGCGTTGCTGCTTTGCAACGTAACGTCTTCGACGCGCACCCCGTTGCCGGCGAGATATTCCACAATTTCGGCCTTGGTTACCGCACCTTCTTGGGTTGCGAGCCATTCCTCAATGCCGGTCCACTGAATTTCCTCGGCCTTCACACCGGGCTGCTTTTTCAGCATTGCCAGCATTTGATCGGGTTGGCCCTTCGCCTGTTTCAAGCCTTCCGCGGCGCGCGCCAGCGATGAGAAGTACCACGGCGCGTCGTCACGCAGCGAAAACATTTCAACGCCTGTGGCGGTCTCGCGGGACTCAATGGTCTCGAACAAGTGATCGAAGGCAGCGCGGATCACCGGGATCTCAGCGGGCGTCGGGTAGGGATAGCCCGCCGCCTCTCCGGTGTTCTGGAATCCCATGCTCAGCGCGGCCTCGGCTTTCCAGTACTGCTCAGAGACGATATTCGCGAGGTAATCGTTCGAGGCGCCCTGGTCTTGCAGTTTGGCGATGATGTAGCTCTCAAACGCCCGGGCCGTCATTTCCCGGCCGGTTGACCAATACGCGTTGGTGCGGCGTTTATCAATCGACTCCGAGCGCTGTTTCAGGCTGGTCTGACTGATCGCCTGGACCACGCCGTCAAAGGCTTCCACCACCTCGGGTCGGACGCCCTCACCGCGCTGTACCGCGTCTTCGCTGAGGAAACCATCGTTCTGCCCCCGGTTGCGGGAGAAGTAGTTGTCCATTGAGTGTAGCCACTCGTGCGCCAGCGAGCCCGATCCGGAGCGCTTGGTCAGATTGATGACCACCGTATCGGCTTCGAAGTGTGCTGCCGCCGCGCCAGCCCCACCGGTACCACGAGCTCCAAACGCCAAACCGAGGCGGCCATTCAGCGACAAGGCCTGAGCCGGCACGTCGAGCACGCCGGCGAGGTCCATCAATGCATCGTAGGCGCTATTCAGGTCCTGCTGGCGGCGCTTGCCCTCTACGTAGTTACCGAACTGGACTCCGCGGAAGCCGAAGGTCTCGGCGAACACTGTTGGGGTGACGTCGGCGCCATCCCGATGATCCGAGCCAACCCGCGGCGCATTCTCGGGCCGTCGATCGGCAGGCAGTTCTTTCCAGCGCTTGAAGTCCGACACCAGTGCATCATGATTTTCATCGAGGTACTTGCGAGCCTCTTTGATGTTGTCGAACTCACGCAGATCGATCCGGTCCTTGCCCAGTTTCTTACCGATGACAAATCGCCCCGCCTTCGGTCCGCGGCGATAGCTGTAAATGCTGAATTTGACCTGCTTCGAGGCCTTGGGCTGAGTATCGATGTTGTCGAACTCGGCCTTGAAATTCCCGATTGCGGCGTCTCGGGTATTACCCTTCGCCAACTCTATCGGCCAATTGCTGAAGGCAGTCGCCTTGGCGGCACGCGATACGGTCCAGATAACTTTGGGAGGATTGTACTTTTTGCCACCAAACAGGGAATATTTACCCTCTCTGAGCCGGATACCCTTCAACGATTTGCTGTGTCCCACGGCTTGATAAAGGTCAATGCTGGCATCGAGTTCGGTACGCAGGGTCAGAAACTCGGCGTTGTTTCTCAGCTTGGCAGTAATTGTGTCTTGCGTCAGCGTGCCATCCAACACTTGACGCGCCATTTCCCGCAGCACTTTGGTTTGTTCAACCCAGCGCTTTGCCTTCCACGCCTTTCTAGGCTTGTTGGGAACCGTGTCTCGTGCGGTGCGGATGAATGCTACAGACCACGGATCCGCGCCGGCCTCCAGCATTGTCTCGTAGTTCGGAGCCGGCCAGGATTTCGAGAGCGGGACGACCGCAACATCCAGTTCAGCGGCTTTGGTGAGATTGTCCTGATAAGCCGCCCAGACGTGTTTGCGGGCGCCGGTCAGCACTTCCCCGAAGTCTTCGATATCTGCCGACGGCTTGGGTGTCTTCTTTGGCGCATCCGTGAGGTCCGTTTGCTGGCGGGCCTGGCTGAACAGATCATCCGGCTTGCCGGTCTCGATCGAGTCCTGTCCGGTATTTCGGCCCGTATCGCGCTTACGCTTCTCGTCAGCGAGCGCCTGCGCCGCCACAGTGTCATCCCCGAGCAGGTCGGGCTGAGTGGCTGGTGGTGTTGATGTGGCGGTCTCAGGGGCGCTCTGCGCCGTGAGGGTTAACTCTTCACTGGGTTCTGCAGGCGTTTCAGCACTCGCTTGGCTGCCCGCTGCAGCTTTCTGACTCGCGGCAACGAGGTCACGGACCCCGGCGATGAATCCGGCGTCGTCGTCTTCGAATCGTGTGGCGAGTCTTTCGACCGCATCTTCGTCAATCTCCGTCGCCGTGGCGACCAGTGCTACGTCATCCGCATTTTGAGGTGTTTCGTCGAGATCCTCAAACGCGAGTTCTTCGGGCGTCGGGAAGGCTTTGGTAAGTGTGTTTCTCTCCTGGGCGACCTCAACCAGAAAATTGAAATATTCTCGCGGCTTCGTGCCGAGGTACTTACCCGCCAGTCCTTTGTCGATTATACGCTCGGTTTGAGCCTCATTGTAGTTCCCGGGACGTCCTTTCCACCAATCCGCTTTTGGCACCCATGGCGTGCGGCCAGTGACCTCACCATCCTGATCCATCAACACGCGGCCGCCAATCTCTGCCCATCCCGATTCGCCCTTCATTATTTCCAGGGAATCGCGCACCTCACTGGATATCTCACCAGCCGGCACCGGGCTTGACAAATCTGCGGTTGCTTGACTTTCCACGGCTTGCGCACTTTCAGCCAGTCCACCCTCGGCACTCGGAAACTCGGGGACTTCTTTGAGCAGCTGTGCGATCGGCGCGTCGAGCCGGATCACACGGATATCTTTGCCGGCCTCCACAGCCGCCAGCCATTGGTGGTGCCCGTCGAGAACATTGCCCTCCCTGGAGACCAGTATGGCGCGATCCCCGCCCTCGAAGGCCATGGCCTTTCGGACCTTCTTTTCGGAGAATTCGGCTTGCGTCGGTTTCAGTGATATCGCGGGCACAGTCTCCTCAACACCTGCGATGTCGCGGGCCTTCAGGAAATTGGCCAGAGCACCGCGATGCTCGGCTTTGATTTGCGGCATTTCGGTACGGGGCACATTCAGGGAGCCGCTGGTCTCGGCAAAACTGACCCATTCATCGTCGATGCGTTCACCGCGCAAAGCATTGGCAGCACCGGATTCAGCAGTTTCAGGTGTTAATGCACCGCCGGGGTCGGCGGCTGTGTCTGCACCAGGTACACCATCCGCATCGCTTTTGTCAGTCGGGGCGGTAATGGTTCGCAGTTGCTGCTCCACCGGCTCAATGCTCGCGCCTCGTTCCGGGTCACTAGCCGGTGCTGTCGCGCCAGGTTCAGTGCCTCGTCGAACGTCATTACGAAGTTGTGGTAGCTGATCAAGGCCTGTCTCCTCTGGAGCGATGGCAGCGACCGGTGTTAGTCCTTCAACATCGAGAGCGGGCTGGGTCAGTATTTCATCCCGTGGTGGCTCAATAGGCCTCGCCGGCGTTTGGGTTGTGTCTGGCGTTTCTTCACGACCGGGCGCGGTTGGTTCGATGGTAACGGCTTCAATACCTTGGGCTTCATCGGTTTGTGGCGCATCTTTTACCTCGATTGGGGCGATTCTACCCCGTAGTGTGTCAAACGGTTCCGCAACGGTGCGGCCATCGTCGTATTGCAGTTTCGCCCCGATAACCCCGTCTTGCTCATAGGCGTCGATCACGGTGGCGGGTTCTCCGGATACCGTGATTTGAGTCCCGATTTCGGGAAATCCTGCCCGCACAAGCATTTCTGTCGCGGCCTGCTGGCCCAACGCGTCTTGCAGTACTGCTCTGCCGGAACTGATCAATTCGTTGGGTATCGGGCTGTCCAGGTCTTCCTGTGAGAGCGGGTCCACCTCGGTGCGCGCCCGCTCACGTTCACCGATTGGCTGTAGCGCGATGCCATAGGCATCCGCAATGGCCGCTGGCGCGCTTCGGTTATCACGTAGAAAGTCACGTTCCGCGGTTTCTGCCTCAGTCGGCGCCTCGATGGCCTCGAGGGTCTGAAGCCGCTCATCGGCTAATTGGGCGACCTCTTCGATGGGTTTTGGGGCGCTATCGGTGTCGGGTGTTGTATCCGGCGCTGTACCGCCTGCGCCGCGCCGCCGACCTGGCAATGCCAGCGTAAACAGTGTTTCCAATATGGCACCAGTGGTGAAGCCCACGGCGCCTTCTTCAACCCTTTCCGTGGTCCACACTCCGCGCTCCGGGTCGTACAGCTTTTGGGCAACCGCGGCATTCATAATGCCGGCGAACGATTCCTGGACCGCCTCTTCAGTGCCTTGTCGAACCGCACGTGCCAAGTAGCGTTTGATTACCCCTCCGCCTACCTTATCAAGCCGGTTAAGCAGGTTACCTACCGGAATGGCTTCGGTGGTGCCAATGATGGCGCCCAGTTTTGAGGCTTCCAGCGCGGTCGCAATATCAGCACCCGAATCTATGGCTTGTTCAAATTGGTCAACACTATTAAGCGATGACCCCAATACTGCCGGCGCACCATAGGTCGCCAGGGCGGATGTGCCCACTACACCTCGGGTAACTAGCGCGGCGGAAACAAACCCCAGTGCCGAACCCAATCCCTGCGGCACTTTTGAGGTCCAAAACTCATCCTGCAACGCGGGATCGACGGGAAACTTGTCGGCGATGAACTTATCGATTGCGTTGCCGGCTTTGTATAGCGCTGATTTTTGGGCCTTTTCCGCCTGTTCTGTCCACTGCGTGCGAACTTGCTGGCGCTGTTCGGGACTGGCCGAGGTATAGCCCTCATAAAATGACGTCAACGGGTCGGCCAATTCAATGACGCCAGCTGAGCCGGCGTATTGCGTTTTTGGCCGATAGGGTTCACCCCTATCGATGCGATCAAGGTTCCGCCACACCGACGGCTCTGGAGTGGTGGCCAATGCCAAAGACTTTGGGATCCCGGATACCACGCTGCTGAACCCACGAACCAGCGAACTCGATGCGGTACGCGCGCGGCCTGGCGGCACCTCAGCACCGCTAATAGGCGTTAAACCGGTGGTGTCGAGTTCCGTCAGCCCACCCGTATCCAGGCTGTTAAGCCCGGTGGTGTCGAGTGGTTTTAGGCCGGTAAGGTCTAGTGACATTGCGTGGCCTTATTTTACGTAGAGTTTTCCGTCGACCTCAATGATCGTTCCGGGCCGGGCAGAATCCTTAAACCAATTGATGTCGGCCTGTGATGATGCCTGGTAAGGATCGGCCTCGGTACCGCTGCCTGTTGGTGCTCCCGCTTGCTCGGGGGGGGCACTTGTACGATCTTGCGGTGCGCCGGTTTGGGCTGAACCGGTTGATGCCGGAGCGGTGCCACCTTTCATTTCGTTGTAAATCTCAAGCGTCTTTTTCTGAATTGCCTCGGCACGGTTACCGCCATAACCCTCAAAATCTGTTTTGTCGCGGCTGAAGTACCCGGCCTGATCTGAGGCCCATTTTTCGGCGAGTCTCGCCGACTCGCGGTACTCGGAGCTTTCAACGTCGGTTTTAGAATTACCACCAGTTTGTGGCAAAACACGCTGTGCGAGATCCGGACGGCCCGCGGCGATCAACGATGCCGCAACCCCCTCCCAATCAGTAGTTTCGCCTTCAAACGATCCTTTGCCGCTGGTGTTGGGTTTAATCGCGATATCGATTTCACGTTTGTCGTCAACCGAGAGTCCGGTGTTGTTCTGGTCCTTCTTCCGCCCGCTCTTGATGTCGAGGTTTTTGGTCTCGCCACCCTGAGTTATCCCGATCAGATTACCGGCCTCATCGGGAACGACACTGCTCAACAATCCCTTCCTGTTATTGAACTGCGTGGCATCCCTGGCTGTGGCGCGATCGTCGCGGGATTTTTCCCGGGACGACTGATTCTCCTCCCGGAGCCGCAACATAGCTTCTTCACGCTTTGCTCGGGCGCTTTCGAGCATGCCTTCACCAAGACCGGCGAGCAGACCCCCAGCGATACGTTTCGCGGTACGACCCATTTAACCTCCCCGCTGAGGCTGTGGGTTGGCCTCATCTGGCTTTGGCGCATTCTTTGCGTACTCGGTGATACCGGGAAAGACCTCTTCGATTTGGCCGGATTGTTCGGCTTTCGCGAGTTCCTGCAGGTCTGCCTGAAACGCCTCCTGTGGCAGCTTTCCCTGTTCTTGGCGAGTCTCTCGGTATTGGTCCATCGCGAGATACAGCGCGCTTTCCATGTCTTTTTCGCTGTATTCAATGCCGGCCTGGCCCGCCAGTTCTGCCATTTGCTCCAGCAACTCCGAGCCGCCATGCATCATGACGTCACCACTGAGTTCTTGCCCGCCTTGTGCCGCCGAATCTTCGAGCCGGGTCACAATCATAACCAGAGAGTTTGCCAAGCCCTGCACGGGGTTGCCATCGCCTCTGAGCGATTCAATCAGCTGGGGCATCGCGGCCTCGTCATACATGATTTTCATGCCGTTGGTCACGAACGCGTCGTAGGCTTCCTGCTCCTCTGGACCCACATTGGCCGACTCTTCCTGATCAGCAGGCCCCGTGGCTTGAGTGGCATTAGGCACAGGCGCACCAGCATTGGGCGCCTGTGCTGAGGTTTGTTGATTTAATAATCCGGGCATGTCGCTCTCCGTTATCCGCCTACCGATACTCGCACAATCCGCCCAACAGTCGGGTCAAATTGATATTCGAATGATCCGTAGCTCTTTGGATTAAATCGATCGGTCGGTGCCTGGCCACCCACGCTCGGCGCGGCGGTTTGATAGTTCTGCCCCGGATCGGTGCCTTCGTAATTAGCGCCGCGTAGACGCTGTTGCTCCCGGAGGTAGGCCAGTTCATCATCGCCCGCTGCGCCCGATAACAGGCCTTGACCGACACCTTTAATCAGGCCGCCAGCCAGTTCCGGATTGCGCTCAATCCAGCCACCCTTGCCGATGACCTTGGACAGCAGTCCACCGCCGCGGGGTGCCGGCGCTGTCGCAACATTTGCGGCCGGGGTGATTGCGGTGCCCGTCGCATCAATGGCGGTCATCTGTGGTGGTGCTGCACCGTCCGGTAGCGGGAATGTCGTGGCACCACCCTCAATGGGTTGGCCTGTGGCCGCGTCAATGGTGACACCGCCACCTTGACCCGCCTGGGCCGCTGGGTTTCTCAGCGCGTTATAGCCGCTGAGCAGTCCACCAGTGATCGCCCCGGTTACCGCGCCGGCACGTGCACCCTTTGAAAATGAGCCTCCGCCGATCGATGATGCGATACCGCCGATCGCCGCAGCAGTGCCGGCCTGAGTAATCGCTCCGGTAATTGCGGACCCGAGAACTCCGGATCCCAGACTCGATGTTAGCGAACTCGCGGCCGCGGCCCATCCACCTTTGGCAAAGCTAAGCCCCAGTGCAGCGCCACCTGTAAACACCAGCGCCCCAACAGCCAATGCGATTGGCGCTATCTTTTTGATGGCCTTCACAACCTTTTTGAAGATTTTTTTTATACCCTTGAAAACGCTGGACATTACGAGCCCTCCGCCTGTTGTCTTGGTTCAGTGAAGTCAATTCGATACAGCCCGCCGCACTGCTCTAGGCCCGCGCCTGTATACAGTCCGGCAACACGGGTCCAATCCGTCGCATCATCGGTCGCACCGAGCAATATCTTGATGACCTTGGGATTATCTTCTGCCCAGCGGATCAATGCCAACACAATGTCTCTGGCATCTCTGGGATCGATTTGTTCGGTGACAATGAAGAGCAGGTCCGTGACCTTGAGTTCCTTCAGACACGGATAGACCAGGTCGATAATGCCGATAACAAAGCCTGTGACCTCGTTGTCGCGCTCCGCAACCAGTACCAATGACCCCATGTAGTTCAATTGGCCATGGCGTTGGATAGATTGAGCCAGCAGTTGTTTCGCCGCAATCTCGTCAAATGTGGTGAGTGCGGCGTCTCGGCTGGTCGCATGGGCCTCGACCATGATGTCAACGAGTCGCGGGATATCCACGAAATTGGCGGGACGCACGCTCATCTAGTTAATCTGCCCGGGAAGCCACCCGGGAAATATCCCGGCCCCGGGTTAATACCTGGTGGTGTTGGAGTGCCCGCGGGCTGTCCCCAACTCAGTTCAATCCCATAGAATTGTTCGAGCAATCTCAGGTTTGAATCCCGGATGTTGCTGGCGTGATTCAAATATCGTTGCCTCTCGTTCGCGGGGATATCGGCGTTGCTCATGATGGCCGCCACCATATTGCTGTAGGAGGCCTCGTAGGCTTGCGCGAGCTGTCCTGCCGCCGCACGCTCTTGAGCAGACAGGTTCAGTGTGGAAAGTCGATCCTGAAGGGCAAGGTCTGCACCCTGCATGCGCTCGCGGCTCTCAAGTTCCGTATCAAGGCGGCCCTGGGCGGCCTGAAGCTGCTGCAACGCCTGCTGTTCTTGCGAGGTCAGCTGCATTCCAAGGCGCTCTCTGGCGGCGGCCTGTTCTGCGTCCTGCAGTTGAGAGCGACTGCCTAATTCACGCTCCAGAAATTCACGGTTAGCCTCGATGGTTTGGGTTTGCAGGCGCTCACGGCTGCCAATGTCGAGACCCTGCATGCGCTCGCGGCTATTAATTTCATTTCCGGACAGGCGCTCACGGCTATCGAGTTCTGTACCCAGAAACTCGCGCTGCGCCCCGATTTGCCGAATCTCGCTCTTGTCCTGGAACTTGAAAGCCCTGTCCTGGATGTTGCTCTGCTGATTTTGCGCAGCGGTTTGACTAGCAATTGGTAAGGCGGCTGATATTCGGGAATCCTCAATGGCACTAACCCCCATTGTAGAATTCAGTAGGCCTCGTCGATTTGCCACTTTCTTGCCGCGGGTATCGGCTTGCTGCATGTACGGATTGTTTTTATTAAGGACGCGAGCCATTTCAGCCCCAACGTCGGTGTTTTTGCGTTGATACCCGCCTGTTACCGAATTGTCCAACATGGCTCACCCATCCTTATTGTCCAAATTTCTGTTGATCAGCGTATCGAGCTTCGTGTTGAATTGCCTACTCGAGTCTGAGATACGATTGTGCACCACTCTCAACCCTTCCTTGATTTCAGTCATATCGTCTCGTAGATTGTCGTAATGGACCTTTACGACCTGCAGGCGCGCCTCATGATCCGATATTACGGCATTATTGTCTGCCACCTTGGTACTCAATTCTGCATTCTTTCTCAGCACAACACCTGCAAACGCCGTAGAAACAGCCAGTAGCGCCCCGGCTACCCATTCCAGAATTGTAGAACCCGCGGGTGGCGGTATCTGATGTGGCTCAATAGGCATTGATCAATTATTCCCGCTCAATATAGAGTTTCGACGGTTGTGGTGGAGGCGAATCTCATCGCGCAGTGAAGTAATTTCCTGAACTTCGCCGGCGCTGAGAGGGCGTTGCTGTTGCGCTGCCCTATCCGTGATTCGTGCAATTTTGAGTTTAAGTACATCGATTTTGTGAGTGATCGACTCCAACTCATTCCAGCTTTGCATTTCAGCATGCTCGCTGGTAGCGATAGTACGAGGCTGATAAAAATGCGCCGCATCCGAGTAATACCCGGCCAATGCCAATAATCCCACCACTGTTGCAATCATCAGGTTCACCTTTTTGGTCATGTCGTGCTGCCGTCTCCGGATACGCTTATTTGTGCCGTATCGAGTAGCGTGCCGCCGCTGGAGGCGTTGTAGAAATTGAGCGTGAACGTAGCGTTTTGGACTCCACCAAAAGCAGAACTCACCCCGATGTCAAAGTTTCCAGCTCCCAGGTTAACGCGCCCCGCTCCAATATCGTCGGTATCCAGTGTTCCCGAGTCAATCGTTCGCTCAACCCAGACAGCGCTAGCGGCCCCACTCTCCAGCCAAAGCTCATTTGCGATTGAAAAAAAACCATCCTCATTAGACTGGTAATAATTTCCATCGGAACTTACGCGAACATTAGCAACCGCCACGCCCTCAATAATTCTTTGGGTTGAATGAAATTTATTCGCCAATTCCACGACCAGGCTTGAATAGAACTGCCGCAACGTACCGCTGTCGTTGATCCAGCCTGTCTGAATCTCACGCAGCGTGCCGCTATCGTTGACGTAGATCCCGGTGATTTCACGCAGCGTGCCGCTGTCGTTGACGTACACGCCTTGGGCAGATACCAGCGAGGTGGCCAGCATTAGCCCCAACGCGAATCGTCTCGCTATTGTGGCGAATCGTTTCATCAATACACCAGCCGGATATCGCCGGTCGACATACCCGTGGTATCCGTCGGGGTTGTCGCGGTCACCACGATGCGACCACTCGCATAGGCGGTATTATTGTGGGTAATCACGGCGCGACCCGCAATATCAATACTGCCGGCACTCTGGCGGGTGATTGTTGTATCGACGCTATTGCCAATATTGACACCACCAAAATGAGGAAAACTTGAAGTACCAAGCCCCAGATTGGTTCTCGCGCCTGAAGCCGTTGATGAACCGGTACCGCCTTGGGCAACCGACAAGTCTGTACCCGACCAGTTATTAGCATTGATACTGTTCAACGTGGCGAGGGAACCCAGGCCGAGGTTGGTTCTAGCACCCGACGTGGTCGATGACCCAGTACCACCATTGGCAACGGACAGATCGGTACCGGACCAGTTGTTATTGCTGATCGTAGTCAGCGTGGCGAGGGAACCCAGGCTGAGCGAGGCTCGTGCGGTAGCACCGCTTTCTGCGACCCATGTCGAGCCATTACCGACAATAAAGTTGCCGTTGGTATCCGCCAGCCCAGCGATCGCACTGAGGTCCGTATCGAAGGCCTGGACGTTCGCTCCAATTGTGAGCCCTAAGTTGGTTCTGGCGCCACTCGACGTCGACGATCCTGTACCACCATTGGCAACGGACAGATCAGTACCGGACCAGTTGCCACCGTTGATTGTGCTGAGAGTAGCGATTGACCCGAGGCCCAGTGAGGTTCTAGCGACTGAACCGGTCTCTACGATCCAGCCAGCACCGTTACCGACAATGAAGTTGCTGTCCGTCGTGTTGAGTCCCGACAACGCGCTTAGACCCGCGTCAAAGGCCTGTACATCGGTACCAATCGCAAGCCCAAGGCTAGTCCGGGCTCCGGCCGCTGTCGTAGCCCCGGTGCCTCCCACGGAAATACCGAGCCCACCGCTGGCCACGGTCAGCGCGGTGCCACCTGCATTGACCACGACGATATTGCCGCCGTTGCCCGCCAGTGGCGGCAGCTTGTCCGCTATGTTGGTATCGATCGAGGCAAACTCGGTGCGAAAATCAGCGCTATTAAGCTGCGATCGCTGCACCGGGCGCCCAGTGGCTTCGTACCAGTCCTGGGCGCCTGCAATGCCCGCGACCAGAGCGATTCCAAGCAAGAATCCGAATACTTTGTTTCTCATTGACTTCATCCTCTTACCTGAACCGTTGGCGTAAACCGATAGTGAATGCCACTAAGCAGCAATGGCTCAAAAAAGTCGCTGTCCTTGGTGATAACCCAGCCAATGTTACGACCCTCGCCCCGTAAATCCAGCCCTACCGTCGGCACGGTCGTGGAATCATCCCAGACAATGCCGGTATCCCACATCAGCCCGCTGTCCCAAGACGCCCCAGCCGAAGCGGGCATTTCAGCGGTTTGCGTATCGGGCTGCGCCACTTCGCTACGGCCATAGTCGAGCTGATACCCCAGGTCGAATTCGGCATATCCCGTGCTACGACCCTCCAGGGTGACCGGGGCGTAGTACTGCTTTATCCACTCAATCGACTTGCCGTGATCGAAGTGGGTATACAGGTATGCGTAGATATTCTCGCCGTCAAAACTGGTGCCGCGCTCCATCTGATACACAAAGCCATCATCCGCACCAAAGAATATCTCCTCATTCCCGTCAGGGTCCTCTTCCGACCAGATAGTTGTGATCTGGTGGTTCAGGGTAATCGGCATCATACCCTTCATCTTCTTGCCTTCCATGGTCGAATAAATCGCCGTTCTATCGGAGAAAAAGAGGCGGTACTGGTTCTTGTCACGCACCACACAACTCGCGACCGCCAGCGGCTTTTTCTCATTGATCAGCTTACGCAGCCGGTTACTCATGCTGGAGTGGTCAAAGTTGCCGAAGGCCTGAACGGTACGCAGGTCGGTGATGCCTCGATCGTCGAGGAACAATGTGTAGGCCAACTGCTGAATCGTCCACTCATACGCGCCAACCTTTTCGCGGTATCGGATCAGGTTCCAGTCGCTGGAGTCATTGCCGTACAACGTGAAAATTTGCTGGCGGCACGCGATCAGAAGCGCCGCATTGCCTTCTCCACCAGGTTCCACGTGAAACCCGGTAATGGGGCTGCCCGTCGCAATTTCGCCAGCACCGAGTACCACAGACCACGCGAATGGCGATCCGATACCTGAGTGCTGGGCACTGCCGTCAAAGCTGAAAAACAGCTGGTTCTTGTGCACATAGACGTGAGTGGGTGTGTCATCGACCATGCCGGTGCGAATCTTTGCGAACACCGCACCATCGAACTCCCAGCCATTGTTAACACCATCAGAGCCATAGATTCGTTCCGGCCCTCTCGGATCCGCAAAGTTTGAGCCATCATGGTCAAGCCGTCCGTTGGGCAGCAGCGTGATGGCCGCAGAATCCCCAGCGATGGTGGCTACGTTCAGGTTTGCGCCAACATTCAGGTTCTCGGCTTGAAACACGCCGACCTGTCCAGATAGCGTGAGCCAACCCACAACATCAGCGCCCGCCCAGGTTCCTGATACGAGTTGTACTCGCCGCACCGTCGCGGTGGCACCAGAGATTGCCCCGGTCGCAACATCGCCTTCGGCAACCTCGTACGCGCCACCACTGGTGATGGCCACCTCACGACCCAGATCAACCAATACCCAACCCGCTGCGCTTGATCGGTGCAGGGAGGCGGCGAGGCCACCAATATCGTTTCGAATCGCGTATTTTGTGGCGCCGAGTGTGAAACCGCCCCATACCGAGCCTTCACCGGGGGCGGCGGTGATGTCGGCGCGGTACGCATCGGCGGCTAGGTTCTTGTATTGGGCCGTGAGTCTTGTGGTCGGGGAACTGTCAGAATACCCTTGAGCATCCGCATTGCCTTGAACAACAGCGGCAACGGTGAGGTTTTCAGCCGCATCATTGAATATGCCGGTGACCTTGGTTAGGACCAGGTAGGTCTGTGCCGGGTCATCCGGATAGGTCGTGATGGCAATCACTAGTCCTGTCGCGGCACTTATCGCGCCCGCCACAATATTACCGACTGCGATCACACCAGTCATGGTTACATCGAGGATGGTGAATCCGGCGGATGACGGCGCGCCTTGCCCGTCAAAACGCTCATACCCGGCGAGATCCCGATAACCGTCTTCCACCGCTATTTCATAATTCACCGCGTCGCGGAGTACCCCGGGTGGTATTGACCATGCCGGCGTCTCCAGATCAAGCCCACCCGCGAATCGAGTGAACGAGTCCTTGGGCCGGAGTCCGGGCGATAAGGGCATGCCTCCGCCAAACATCAGGCCAGTGCCTTGGCCCACCGCATGCGGTGGCGCCCGTACCATTGATTGAGTACCAACGCGTCTAAGAGCGTCTCACCCTCGGTATTTGCCCAGGCCAGTATTTCCTGCCCAACCACGTTGTAGGCATATTTGAAGAGGGCGCGATACACGATAAGCATGTGGTAGTCCGAAGGCATTTCGGGAATATCGTCATCGACAGCCATCTGTTGCAGGCCTTTCCAGTACGTACCCGTGATGCGATAGACCCCATCGGGCGGTGGTCCAACATAGAGCGTGTCATCAGGTTTGACTGAAATTACTCCGGGGTAAGCTGGCGTGTTGACACCGCGAACATAAACGCCCCGAAACTCCATCCAGGGATAAATAACGAGTTCCCGTTCAGTCAATTTCCCTTCGCTCACCAGGTAGATAAACGGCTGTTCCTCTTCATCCATATCCCACGCCTTAAATCGTGAGATTACCGCAGCATCATCAACGTCGGTCACTGCGGCGGGGGCGTAGCTGGCGGTGCTGGCCACAGTATCCAGCGTCCAATCACTACGCAGCCATTTCCAACGTCCGTCCTGGTCGCGCTGGATATCGTTCCACGCCTCGATTGTCCACCGCACCAGATCCGCGGACCTGCCGACTTGGCCGGTTACCGCGTCGGGGGGACTGCCGGGTAGCTTCGCTTCGTAATGCAGCGTCTGGACGAGGTTGAGGAGGTCCACACGTTACGCCACTCGTTGAAACGGGTAGGCCGGTACTTCACGGGGAATGGGGTTCAATCCACCATCTCCCAACGATTCGTATTTGTACGCGATCGCGTTATTCAGCACCTCAAAATAGGATAGGGGAATATCAACCTCTTTGCCACGCGGTATCAGCATGGCCTTGCCGTTAACACTCACCGGTACCGGCTCATTGCCACCGGGGTCTTCGGTAATGCTGATGACAATGCGTACCTTGTCGTCCTCGGGACTGGCCTGGACATCGGTTACCGGTCGCGGGGCAGCGCCGGCATGCTTCTGAATGTCCTCTTCCTTTGAGACCATGATGTAGTCCTTGCCCCATGCCGCAGTGATTTTCGCCACCACGGTTTCATCTTTCGTGTTTGGCGGAAGGTTTAATCCGAGCGAGTTATTTGCAAACTCTCGAAACTGGGCCTGAGTTGCCTCCGCGATGCTGATTTTCTGATTCATTGTCTGTTACCCCTTGGGTGATTACTCGTCGTAGCCCTCAAGCTCAATCAAGAACTTGCCAGCGGTGTAGACCGCATTAGTACCGGCGCCACTACCAACCAGATACACATACTCATCATCGGCAGGCAGTCCGGTAAATGCCCGAACGGTGCCAATGGCCCAGTCGCCCGCCGCGGTCTGCAGCGCGGTTTCCGTCAGGCCCGCGACAGGAGCATCTTCAGTACCTGTTTCCTCAGTAGCTGAATACGCATCGATATCGGGTTCACCGGTGCCTGGCGCTTCGAGGCAGGTCATCCGGCCCGAGAAGATAGTGCCGTTACGTGCCTTGGTGATACGGCCAAGGTGGCAGTTAGCTGCAGCCTCGACGCCGATGATGTCGCCGGCGGCCGAACTGCTCAATCCCGTTAAATCAATGAGAATTGCGGTTTTGATAATGCCGCCGACTCGATCGACGCTTGATTTGATGATGGTGCCTGTGCCCGCGGAAATTCCGGCGCCAGCGCCGACCTCGAGGGTTTTGCCTTCGACCTGTGATCGCAGCAGTATTTCGAGTGAATTCAGATGACCACGGCCCGCCTGTTGGGCGTACTGAAGCGATTCAGCGGTTGTCAATGCCTTCATGATGCTATTCCTCTGTTGTTGAGACAACGCAAAGATGGGGCGGTCTGGAGACCGCCCCGGCTATTGCTTAGTTGTCGTTACGCCACGCGGTCCAGCGCAGGAGTCTCGCCTCTTCGGCAACAGTCGCACCGATGGTGAAACCCTTAGAACTGGTACCGGAGACGCCGACAAACGCCGCGATGCCTCCGGCGCCCGGCGGCGCTGCGGCCACCTCAGTGTCGATGTCGTAACCGTGCGAGACCTGGACGGTCACAGTTGCATCATCAACGGCGCCAGCCGCTTCACCGATAATGTTCTCGGCTTGGAACGTTCCGAAGATTTGATCGCGTTCAGCAACAAAGAACCCCGCCGCGTCACCGCTAGGCCAGTCGCCGGAGTACAGCAGCACAGATTCGACAAATGCCGTGGCGCCTGATGTCACGCCAGTTATCTTGGTGCCCGGGACGATTGCGTTGATGCCGCCACCGCTAAATGGGATGACCATCCGGTTAGGGAAGCCAACGGTGACAGAGTCACCGTCTGTGGCGTTGAAAACCTCTACGCGATCAGGAATCCAACCGAGTTCGACGTTGATGGCGGCTGCATTACCAACCACTTCGCCTGATTTGAAAGATTGCATAATAATTTCCTCTATATGCGTTGTTGAGACTGGTGCCGCACCTCGCTTTACAGCAAGGTGACAGCAACTTCCAGGCGAGCCATCCAGAGTTGATTCAGGATGATTGTGGCGTGCCACGTCTTCCATCCCACGTATCCGCGCTGGCCCAGTGGATCAGACTTAGATATAACTCCCGGCCGCAGAACGGTGGGAGAAATAGCGCCTTGACCACGAAGTGGTACGGTACCGTAGGCATGCTTCCCGATATACAGAATCGGGTAAACGTCCGCACTCACACCCGACGTGGAGACCATGTCGCTGCCCGATCCGCCGAACGCACCGCCAGCATCGGTAAACGGATCAAGATCTGGCGAGCAGATATAACGCACATCCTCGACCGTTCCGAGCTCGTATTCGCTGATAATCTGGCGACTACCGTATTCAGCGGTCGGCGTGAAACCTTGGAGATTCCGGATATCCTGCTCAACATCGGTGTGGTGAATCGCGACATACGCTGCCTCAACTGGCTTGGTGCCGTAGTTAACGCTGCCACTCAAGATGCGGGTGATCTTGTACGACTTCTGCGCCTTCAACGCTCGCATCACTGCGCGCTGCTTGTTCAGGCTGATCGGCGTGTTCACTACGCTTCGGCTCGCGCCGTTGGCATAGACCACGTTGGTACCGGCCCGGAGTACACCCCAGTTCAGGGCTTCCAGGGTACGGCCAATATTTTCACCGGCCTGTTCCGTTGCATCGTTCAGCACCGGATCTTCGTGGGTGTCTTCGATCACATCAGTGATCTCGACGATTTGCCCGTATTGCTTCAGAGAGACCGAAACGTCTTCATAAGCAAACTGGGTTGCCGTCGGCGTAATGCCCTCGACCAGCGGCGTTGTCGCAGCGGTGAAGACCTTGGGACGGCGGAATTTGATGGTTTGCGTCTTATTCCGGGGCATCGGCTTAATCATGCCGAATTTGTCCAGAATGACGACCGGGGCCTGATGCTTAAGCATTTGGCGCTCAGCATAGACATTAGTACGCGTACTGACGCCTGGGTCGGTATAACGGGTAGTAGTCATGGCTTACGTTCCTGAGAGTTCAGGCTCGCTGCTGTTGCTGACGCTCTTCCTGCTTATCAAAAGCCTTCCAGATCGCCTTTTCGTCCCCGTCTTCGGGAATTCCTGTGGCGGCACTGGGGCCACCTCGGCGAGTGGTTGAGGCTGATTCAAGCTGGCGCTGTCGCTTATCAGAGAGCTGGGTTCCGTTGTCCTTACCAGTATCGGCAAGGGCCGTTTCTGTGTTGGAGTTACCAGTATCAGTATTCTCCTGGGCAGAACGGAAGGCCTTGAAGCGGCTGAGTACATCAGCGGCTTCCGCGGCGTCCACTATCTCTTCACCATTGCGAATAGCGGCCTCTTGAATGTGCCGTGGCTGTTCTCTTAGCCAGGGCATTAATTCCGGGGCGTCTATCACTTTTTCCCAATCGTCGTGCTCCTCGGCGAGCAGCTTTTCCTGCTCATCTGCCAAGTTTTGTGCTCGATCTATGCCGATAACGTCGAGTTGTCGGTTTTGGCTCTCGATTTGTGCAGTGAGAGAACTTACGAGCGTTTCCATCGGTTTCGCGACTTCGGGGTATTCCTTGGCAAACGCCTTCCAATCGTCTGAGCCAACAACACCTTTTGAATCGCTTTTTTCTACTGCTTCTCCCGCGTTGTCACTGGCGGCCGCTTTATTGGCGTCCGGGGCTGCGGCGGGCTTGTCCTGCTTCATCAGACCATTGATCTGGCGCTGTGCCGCGGCTAAGCGGCCCCGCTGGGATCGATCCGATTGTTCGAGCTTCTTGATCTGTGCCTGGGCGGCATCAAATGCGGCCCGTTGTGTATCGTTTGCGCCCGCCCACGGATCATCCGTATCCGGGGTGGCTTTGTCGGACGGATCACCGTCGGACAGGTCTTGCGGTGGGACATCCTCATTCTCACCAACTTTGGCTGCTTCTGCGCCCGCGTCATCGGTTGGGGCTGCTGCCGCAGCGCCAGCACTATCGTCGGGGGCTGGATCAGCCTTAGATTCTTCTTGCTCGATTTCGGCCCAGATCGTTTCGTCGTCTTTGCCTTCGTCCTCGAGCTTATCGTCGACCAGATCAAGGTCTGTATCGTCGATTTTTTGAGTATTGGACTCTTTGGGGGCAGTTTCGCTCATTTCTCGCCAGCACCGTCAAGAGCGCTCTTCATTTCACGCTTTTTCTTCATTGCCGCTTTCAAGCGCTTTGGGTCAGCCTTGATCTTTTCCGCATCAATGAGTATGCGTAGATCATTCTCGGCTTCCCAGTCTTTGTCTGAGGCTGAAATTGATCGGGCCATTAGCTTTCAATCCCGTCGCGGGTTTCTACCAGACCCAGAAGTTCTTTGAGTTCTTCGACGGCACCACGCTGATTCTCGGTGTCCGACATATCCAGTCCCACCACTTCCAGATTGCCGCGGCGCATCTTAAGGCGACCATTAGCCCAATCGCGAATTGCCAACCAGGTATCACTAGCAACGTCAATGCTGTGTGGTGCCTGCTCTTCAGCCAAAATACTAGAAATATCCGCCACCACTGGGTCCTTGTTGTTGCGTAACCGCTGCTTCGGTAGCGATCATACGTTCCTTGCTACCTCGTTCCTCGCGAGCATCATCCAATTTTGCACGGAGTTCGTCAAGTTTCATGTTGTTCACCCCCGCGAGCTTGATGAGTTCTGTTTCTCGATTCAAGTTTGCTAACGCGATTCGCCCGTCCCATTCCATTTGCTTTGCGTTCATCGCAGTTTCGAGCTTTATCATTTCCAGATCGGGCTGGGGCGGCGATTTAGCGGCCTTAGCCTCATCCTGAGCTATTTCTTCGTTGGTCTTCACCAGATCGTTGGCCGGAATCATCATGGTCTGTGCGAGCCGGCGCAGTCCGAGTAATCCCTCTTCCTTCAAATATTTTCCGAGCGTGGGATGATTCGCGAAATTTCCGAGGAATAACAGCAGGTTTGCGCTTTGGAGTTCGCGAACCAACAGTACCGAGGTACCGCGCGCATCCACTTCGAAATCACCTTTGATCTGCTCTTTCTTACTGAATTGCATCAGGAAGTCGTACATCCGACGAATCGTGGGCGTGGTGATATCGTCGTCCCAGTTTTTCACAATTCTCCGAAACACAACGTTCGCCGAGTTCATTAGCAGTGACATGCCCTGGGCAGTCTTAGTTACATTCGCGCCCTGCTCGCCCTGAGCAATAACGGGCATGCTCGTTTCCTCATCGATATTGCGTTTGCACAGTTCGATGAGGGCCGATAGTTCTTGTAGGTGGCTATCTATATTAATGACCTCAAACGGTTTTTCGTTCTTGGGTGCTCCTGATTTTCGTATCCATATTTTTCGCGGCTCCAGCGCCCACACCCCATTCTCAGGCTCTATAATTTTAGGGTTAACAACAATTTGTGGACCCGACGCGAGGCCAGCGTTGTCCATCAGTGCCCGCCATGCCGCCGCCATAGCGGCCTGCGGGTCTCGCATGATGTAGGGGATACCAAACCCAAATATGCTGGCATCGTCCTTTTCGAGGCAAAACACGCTGTAGATCGGATCACCGCTATCGAGATAGTGGAGTCCAAACTTCAGCAATTCGCCCTGGCAGAACCAGACAACGGCTTCGACTTCATCGAGCGGGTCAACCTCAATGTCTTCGAGATCACTAAGAATGCCCTCGTTCTGACTCAACGCCGCGATTTCCTTCATTTCGTCCATGGACAGCGGGCCGTGATATTCCCAAACGTGGTATCGATCGGTCACGCTTTCGTTGTACGACCCCGTGATTGATCGTAGATCAGCCAGGTATGTCGGGGTGGTGCTATTTGCGCCCGCAATGATGAGTCGACGAATCGCGTCCTTATCAAAGCCGGGACGGCGTGAGAGTCGGCGCAGTTGTTTCTTGTTCAGCATGTGGCGTTCGTAATTGCCCTCGCTGTCCTCAATTTTAGTGGCATCCATATCGGGGAAGAAGTTCCACGGGTCGGTACGCCACAACACGGGTCTGGTGTCATCGACCTCGTTCATCGAATATTCGGTCTTGCCCTCAATAACCTCGCCATTCTCATCAAGCAGGTTCTGCAACTTCCAGGCACGCCGCGTGCGATCGCCAATTACCGGGCCTTTGATAATGCCGGTCCCCATTTTGCAGGCGTCATCAATGATTTCGCGGGCCTGAGCCGCGTAGTTGGCTTGGCGCAGATGGTCGTCAATCTCTTCTTCCATGGCCCTGGCGCGCTTTTTAGCCTCATCCATGCGGGCCTGGACCGACTCGGCGGCTTGTGCCGAACCTTCAGCAGCCGCTTTCAGTTGAGGGTTTTCGGGATCCGCTGCAGCCGCAATTTCAGCGGTGGCGGCGGCTTGCGCTACTTCTTCTGCCTCAACGGTGAGTTCCGGGACCGGTGTTGGGCCTATTCCCCAGTTGCGATCGTCGGTCGGAAACAGCATGTCCGATAGCCGCGACGCCATAGCGTTTGTCTTCGGGCGCGTCGAGTTTATGAACAACATTGATTTTCTTGCTTTTTTGAACTCTTCTTTCAGGCCAGTACTGTATCTGCCATGAAATTGAGCCAGATCATCGAGCCAGCGTTTTTCTACAATTTCCCGCTCACCGACGCGCCGCTCCGCCTCTTTGTCGAGACGGCCCACGATGGCGGCGAGGCGTTCCGCGGTGTCTTTTTTCTGGCTATCGTCGTCGGGATCGTTGAACGATTCGCCGTATTCTGATTCAGGCTTTGGAGTGGATGCCATGTTAGTAGGCCGTCCTGGGGTCAGTGGCCGTTTGGCCGTGAATTAAGTGCTGCTGAACCGGCACTGGTATAGCAATAGCTTTGCCGGAAAGCACGATATACCGCATTGTATCCATCAGATGATCAAAGACATTGACAACATTACCTTTCTCGTCTCGCCGGTACAAACGGTACTCGGCCTGCCAATTCATTAGGGTTTTGAATATCTTGAGGCGGCCCGTGGAGAGCAGGTTCCAAACGTCGTAAATCCCAGCCTCCAGCGCATTCGCTGACTCGGTCAGGTTCAGTCCGAGATCCCGATACGTGACCAAAAGCTGTTCACCGTCTTTTTGACTGCGCCCTCGCGCCGCGGGATCAATTAATCCCGGTATCCACTCGCCGCGTGCCTGGATTGCGGTTACGTGAATCGAGGGTTCGGCCTTGCCACGGTAGTGTTCGGTGTACATATACCAGCAGTCGGACTCTCGATCGAGAGCGGCCCAAAGCGCGGCGGTGCGGTTCCAGCCCACATCCAACGCATAAACGCGTGGCCAATGAGCGGGTATCGCAAACGGGTCAACCAGAATTTCCGACAATTGAATCGGGTAAATCGCGCCAGCACCGAGGCTTGGCTCGCCTTTTGAGCGCGCGTCTCGTAAGTACTCTGGCGTGGCCTCCATGAGTTCACGCTTGGTCTTCTCGTCGAGATGGGGCACATCGTCCCAACTCGCGGTGACCAGATACTTCGATTGTGATATTTCAGGCATAAAGCGGTTTCCGTCGCTTACCGGTACAAAACTTTCCCGACCTCACCGGTTTACCCATGACGCGCCCGGCAGAAAAAAGCAAATACGGGGTTAGGCACATTTAGGGAGCGACAGCATTACAGGTAGCACCGCGAGACTACCCTGGAGTCGAGGTCGCCCCAGTTATGAGCAATCCGCATCGCAAAACGCGACCCGGAGCGTGCCTTCGCGCACGTCGTTATTGGATAGCCCGACCCAAAACCCGCCGGCGGGAATGCGGAAGTCGCTAGTCGTTAGGCCTGTCGTCGGACTCGTACCCAGCTGCATATGCATGACCTCATCGCAGTAAATCCAGAGATATCGTGTACTCGATGTAAACGCACTGGCGATTGCGGCTGGCGCAGTCGCCGTGACGACCTGCGTCCTCGGTGTCGGCGCCGTGACTAGCGGTATATTAATCCGATTGCCACCCAGGTCGGTGATCAGGCTCGTGAACTCCGAGACCGAGCAGGTCGCGGCCAATGCCTGAGATAACGGCAACAGCGCCAGCAGTAGTGTTGATAAAATCAATCGCTTCATTATTTCTCTCCAGCGGGGCTAATCCCAGTTATCAGGAAATCTAAACAAATTTTTCAGGTCGTTGTCACTACTCACCGGGGAGGGCGGGTCGGGTGGCAGACACGACTCATCCAGGTACGAGGCTTGCATATAAGCGGGACCAAAATATCCGCCAGCGACAAAGCAGTCTGCCTCAAGGCTGGCATTGCCAACCGAAGAAAACAATACCAGTCCGGTGGCGGCCAGGGCTACGGTGCTACTACGCCTTCGCATACTGCGTTCTCCACAATGATGTAGTTGTCGGTGCTTACCGCGGCGGTCATTGGTCTGAACAGCACGGTATCGCTGGCGGCCGTGAAGCTGTAAATGCAGCTGGTCTGGCCCGCCGCAGCACCCGAGGTCATGACGATCGCGTTGCCCTTCCAGTAGTCGTTACCTTGCGTGAGCGCGGCGTCAACACAGGTCGTGGTGGATCCAGAATCACACGTTCCGGTGCGTAGCGTGTAACCGTTCAATATGGAAACTGTGGTCACCGCTCCAATCGTGTTGTTTTCACCGTTATATCCGGTGCCATCAAAAAACCGTTCCGCGTTATCGGCGGCAAACGCATCACCAGAGATAGCCCCAACATCAACCGTGTCTGTAGAGGCATTGAAATACGTGTCGGACGGGACGGATCGTGCGATAAACTCAGCATCTGTTGGCGAGTCATAGGCGAGCAATGCTGCATCCATTTCTGATCGCATCTGGACCGTGCTGAGATTGTTCAGGTTACCGATGATGTTGCCAGCAGTACCCGCACCGTAAGCGCCTGGCAGCGCCGTCAACCACGGATCTCCGGCCGAGGCGGCACCGTCCAACAGCAGATCGAGCCTGCCGCCATCTGCCCACTCGGTTTGCAGTATGTTTGTATCCGCAACGATTGCGGAGTTTGTATCCATTTCAATTCGAATTTGCTCAACCGTAGGAGATGAGCCGCCAGCACCGGTAAGCCACGCTACATCACCCCGGGCGCGTATCGCGGCGAGGCTATGGGTGCCGGTCAGGAACCCTGCGCCCTCAATACCCACAAACCTTGTGGGATAGTCGTCAGTCTGTAGTTCGTTTGTATCGGCCAGGACCGCATCCAGGTCTGTGCAGAGCTGAAATTCGAGTGTGCCGGCAACCGGAGAAGCACACGGAAGCGCGGCCCATGCCGCGGTGAAATCGTTAGCGGTTTGCAGTGGCGTTGAGATTGCGGTGCCATTCCAGAACTGGGCATCAGCTGGAACAAACTCGCCAAACGAACCTGTAGCCGTATGACCCGCCCGAAGCTCATCCCACACTCCATCAGCTATTGCGGCTACCGTGGGGGCAGAACCACCTGCACCTGTAGTCCATGTCCCCGCCCCACCGGCAGTGGTTTGAACCAGTATGGCGTTGATGTCGGCGCTATTATTATTAGCGGTTTGAGCCGTGCCGGCAACAGCCGCGATATCAACACGTCCGGTTGTCGCTGTAATCGACAAATCCGACCAGTTAGTCGGTGCTGACACAGCCAATATTGCTGAGTTAGTGCCGCGCATCGGAGCGGTGTCGACACCGTCCGTACCGCGCATATTGGCTACGGTCGTGACATTCGCGACAGTATCTACCGCGGGATCGAAATAATCAGCGGCCAGTACCGTCCGCAAGATCAAGTCGGCATTTATCAATCCATCGTAGTCAACCAGAGCGGTATCGGCTTCGGAATTTACTTGCGCTGCCGTTAGCGAACCAACAGCCGATGCTGCGTGAAAGTTGTCATAAACCGACTCTTCATACACATAGCAGCGCGTGAAATAGGGTGCAGCGCCAGCAACCTGCACATCAATACTCAAAATTCCTACCGTTGCGGTATCCGTAGCGTCAAGAACAATTTGGTATTTCCCAATCTCGTCGTGCGTCGCCCCGCCCGATATCCGTGTTGGCAATTGTCAGCGCCGTTTCAGCCGTTACCCCGTCCGTTGAGTCCACAAACGGTCCCAGCAGCAATTCCTGACTGGCCGTAGACTGACGTAACGCACAATCGGATGCTAACGCCGGAATCGACAACAACGATGCGAATACCGCAATAGTTATTCGTTTGATCATTATCAATTTTCCCCTAAAAGCTGTCGGTTGTAGTGAAATATCGCATTATTTGTGGCGCTTACTACAAATCCTCTAACCACAACTGTTGTCGCTGTCCAATTCTCGCTCTCGCTCAGCGTAAATGCGCTGGGATCATCAGTATCCGCCGCCAAATCCCGACGCGCCGAGAATATACGACACGACGCGTTGACTGTATTGTTTACAATTGTTGATGTCTGCCCGACCGTATAATCTGTAGGCCAGGTGCTGACGCTTGAATCATCATCTGAAACGCCCACTATGGTAATGAACGTATTGTCATCGACACCCCAACTCGCTGTTACCGCAGTTGGATCAGGATTGGTATTGCCCCCATTCGCGTAGACCGAAATTTCTGGTGGTGTCGTGCCGTGCCAATTCTCAATGCGATAAACCTGTCCGGCCGTCTCTGTGGCGCCGAACTGAAGGCTGAACGATATTGTCGTACCACCCTCAGTTCCGTCCGATATTCGATAACCCGTCCACGTAGCAATCCCACTTCTGAGGCCCTCAGCGAGTAATGTCCAACCTGCCGGCACGGTTATCGCACCAACGCTGTTCCCGGTCGATAAGGTCACAATTAACAAATCGCCGCTATTAACCGTGGCTGGATTGTCAATTATCGCGGGGTTTCCACCCGTCGTATTCAACGTTTCGGTTATCGTGATGCCTGTCGGGAAATTCGCGTAGACGGCTCCCGACAGGAGGACTGTTACCAAGAGTATTAAGCGTTTTCTCACGATCCCGGTTTCCACAGAATTGATCCGCCGTCACCCGACCCGCCGCCGCCATTCGAGGCTGCACACCACACCACGCCATAGCGCGGGATTGCTGCGGGTGTCCATGATCCACCGTCGTTCGTACTGATGGGCAAATTGTCCCAACACGGATGCGTGAATGACTCTAACGTCCACTGCGAGGAGAGCGTGGTTCCCGGAACATCATTGTTGGTCCAGACCCTGTTACCGCGACGCTCCAACAACATTACTGTTCTATCGTTACGTGGATCGATCAACAGGTGGGCACCAGCATTGATGTCGCTCTGTACGCTAATTGGGAGCGGTACGAGCTGCGGTGTCGCGCTCGGATTGATCCCATAGCTGGCCGGAATGACAATACCGTCCAGCGAGACGTCGCGGCCTGAGCCGAAAAACACGACGTCATGGCCGGGAATATACAAACTGCTGTTGTGGTTTCGGTTACCGTAGGGCGGTCCCAAACCAAAATTAGCGCCCTGTGTCCAGGTTTGAGCGAGTTTGTCGAACCACGCAAAACGCAGTCGAACCACGCAAAACGCACTGAACTGTACGCGAACAGCCCTGGCCTGCCTGGCCCCATTAGATTTGGATGATACGCCGCACCTGGATTAGGGCTATCCGTTGACCAAATGTCGAACGCCGCTAACGGCAAATCAGTCCACGTGTCGGCAGATCGTGAATAGTGTCGGATCGTGCGCGTTCGGACGGGTGCTGCGGTGTGACCGTCCTCGACATGGTAGTAATCGCCCGGATCATCCGTGTGATCAAATGCTGCAGTCCAAATATGCCCAACCTTGCCTGGCGTGACATCCAAATTGGGTGAGCGCCATGTATTTGTTTGTTCATCGTAAATAAAGTGTCTGGCCGCTCCCCCACTCTGCGCTTTGCCCATATACTGCAATTCACGATTCTCGTTATCCCAAAACGCGGTGCGGTTCTGCCACGAAATATCGAACGCCTGGCTCTGCGGATTAAACGCAATCGCATCGGCAGTCCACGCACCGTTTGCCAGTGCCGCTGCGGCCAGTTCCAGCACAGAGCCGCTAAATGTACTCGGCGGCGGGATGTATTGTTTGGAGAAAATCAACTGATCGTATTTTTGCCAGAAATCAGTCGCGATGTTAAATCCATTGTGAAATGTGCCTAAGATTGTTGCGTTCCACGCATGTGGGTCAATTTCCTGATAATCAATCACTTCTGATTGGGCATCGAATATTGTCGTATACGTTTTCTCACCTGCGCGTACACGCCTGACAACAATTCGGGTGGTCGCGGCGAGTTCATCACCCGGTCCGACTTGGTACAGGTAATGGATCCATTCATCGGTAATGTGCGGAACGTTGGGTACAACAGTCGTCGTAGACTGCCCACCGGCTTTGTACAAATCGAAATCAACACTATTTTCGTAGTTGGTAACCAGTTCCTGCGCGGTCAGAGAACGTTGGGTTCTTGTTAGATATTTTATTTTTCCACCGTCAATCCCGACCGGTATTCGCCGCGGGTCTAACTTCATCGCCATTTGAAAATAGAATACATCCATGTGCCCTCAGATGCCGGACCATAGTCACCACCGACCCACGTCTGAGTTTGATTTCCATCCGGCACCGGCGCCCATGTTCGCAACGTTAAGTTGCCGCCATCGGCCGGATCGTTAGTGACTTTTCCGTTACCCGGTGCAGCCATCGGTGAAAACGGACGCCACCAATCTTTTCCGTCGGTTGAGCCTGCCGCTCTAAATGCCTGTAGAGACCCGCCTCCTGTTAGAAAATCGTTAGTGTCTCTGAATATAGAGTTTTGCGGGCGCTGCAATCCGGGCGCATCAAGTGGGTCATTTCCATAACCATTCGTCCAGCGGAACTGAGCAACTTCTGCGTCATCGCGAAAATCATGATTCCAAACCACGCCGTCCAGATTTGAGCGGTATTGCCAGTCATTTTCCGCCGCGCCTGTCGGGGGTGGAGGCGGCTCCACCATGATCAATCCCGCATCGGCATCGCCGATCAACGCACGGCCCACCGCCATTAGGATGGCTAGGAATACCACTCCTATGCTGAGTATTTTGATTTTTTTCATAGACGGGTATTTCCGGGTCGGTCAGTTCAGGATGTCCGGCCGCTGCTCCGCCGGCAAAAACGACAAAACAACTTCGGAGAGGCCGGATAGCGGGGTAAACGTTAGCAGGGTAATGCCGTTCAACGTGGCGGTTCGGATCAATGCTTCATTATAAACGTCCATTGGTGGTTCCTCGTCGAACCAGATTACGTGCTTGCCGGTACCCTGAAATGCTTTTCGGCCCTGATCATAGCTTTTTTGACCCAACAATGACCAGCCCCCACTGACGTGTCGGATCGGAACCGTGTCCACAACGTTTTGTACACCCGATCGCCAAATCGGCTGGCCAATCAGGTCACCAGGTATAACGCCCGTGCCATCGACACCCCTGCGTCCACCTCGCCACGTGATCTCTCCGAGCAGATTTAACTGGATAATGTCTCGGGTCGTCTCGTACGTATCGCCAGCAACCCAGGCACTAATTGGGCTCTCGAAGCGCTTTCCCTCCCACCAGTGCGGGTATAAGCCGGTGAGGTGACACGACGTCTCATAGCCACCACCACCCAGGGTTTTTCCGATGCGGTTTGCGCACATGAAGCAGCGCTCGCGGTGCGTCGCGCCGACACTGAAGAAGTCGAGGTGTTTTTGGTACCGGTCCCGGGCATAGATTATCTGATTCGGCTCAATCAGCCCGCCCAGTATTGAGGGTCCTGTCCATATCGTGGTTTCGTCGGGAAACAACGAATAAAACAGGCGGGTCGCCTGAAACGAGTCTTTTTTGCGAAACAGTTCAAGCTGGCGGCGCTTGTCCGCAAGAGTGCTCCCGCCGCTGGGCCTAACCTGCTGTATCAGGCCTGGCACTAGAATCAATGCCGAAGCGCTGCAATTCCCTGTCGACCTCCTCTTCAGTCATCATATCGATGTCCTGATATTTGATTGGGCCACCGCCCCTACCCGTGACCTCGCGACGGTTCGTGTGCACATCGCCAACCTCCTTGGCGATGCGCTCCAACATATCGGCCATTGCCACGAAATTCTTATTGCCCTTGAACGCCCGACTCGCGTTGGCGAGCTGGCGTACCCGTACCGCTTTATTTGCCTCGGGCACGAATTTGTCGATGTGTTCCAGGAAATTCTTACGAGTCCGCTCATAGAGCTCTGCCCATTTCTTCGCACACCGCGCGCCGGCCTGTTTAGTGTGGTCGTATTTCTCCACATTCTGCGGAGTGATCTTTAGGCCGAACTCAGTGTAGACCGCATCGGCCGTTTCCTGGGGTGTTGCATAACACGCAACCTGTTGAACGATAAAGGTTCTGTGCACGCTGGTAAGTATGTTCCTGCGGCGCCTTTTTGCCTTCTTTTTGGACGCCATCTACCCCCCTCCACACCCAGTATCGATGATCCGACCGTGCCGGGAAGCCTGCTGTGCCGCCTCAATCAGTCCCTCGGCGAGTTCAAAGGTCTGCTCCACCGTCAGCTTCAGGTGATCCACATTTTGCGTCCGAAAGTCGACTAAAACACGGCCATCGTGGAGCGTACCAACCACAACACTCACGGCGGTATCAGGGGTATCAGGCATTAACGTCTTCCTCTATTAATTTGCGGGCCATCCCAGGTGTCACCATGGGTCCATAGATCGGACTAGCGAGCTTCAGAGCGATGTGTTTGGACGCGATGCGCCGCTCGCGGCGGTTACCGTTGGTCAATAACCAGATATATTCGGCGCGGTGCGCCACGACCTCCTCCTCCAATCTGAACTTTGCATCCGTGATGTATCGCTCCCACCAATCGAGAACATCTTGGCCCCGGCCCTGGCGATCGCTGTGCACGGACTCATGCAGCATGACCTCTGGTGAGATTAGTACGCCGTATGGATTGTAGAGTTCCGGCCCAAACGAGAAAATGACGTCCTGTCGATCACTAATCCTGAATGCGTCGGCGATATACGAATACAGCGGCGGAAACTCATGGATTATTTGCTGGCTCACGGACAGTTCCCGGCGTGGTACCGAATGAACATGCCCCATAGTGGCCAAGCCGCTGCCAGCGTTAACGCGATCAGTGCAGTGTAAGCCACTATTACAACTATTCCCTTGATTTTATCCCTCATGCGTCACGCACCACTCCATTCTCAATATAACCAATCCAGCCGCACTCCCCGACTAAAATGGCATCGTCACAGAGCGCTTCAGCATTGATCGTCGAGGGTGCATGCTCCCTTCGCAGCGAGAGGTCTTCGAAGCCGGTGCCAGTCATAGCCCAGCGCCCATGGGCGGGTGTGGCTCCAAGCGGAACTCCACGCGACTCGCTCCAGACCAGCACCAGGTGAGTACCTATGCCGCCCCCGTTTGCCCTGAAACACTTCGGGCACAGAAACTGAACACCCTGTGCTTCCTCCAGGGTCGCGACACACGTGTGGTAAATACGGGACTTTGCCGCCTCGTAACGCCTGAACGTGGGCTGCAACATCACCAGAGGCACCACTGCGCTATCGGCGTGACAATGGTTCATAACACCGTGTCCGGATAGCGTATAGAAGCTATTGCCCATAATTTGGGATATTTGTTCCATATTTTTAGATTCGACACCCTCACCCAACGGCTCGAATGCACGTGCCACAGGCTTGTGCGAGCCGCGCGGTGGATATTTCGGGGCGCTGCATCGCCGCATCAACAAATTCCTGCACGTTCTCGCCGGCGGCACGCAGGCCGAAGCGGCGCACCACACCAGCAAACTCCTCAACATCATGGCCCCGAATAGTCCAGACCGGCAAACCGTCATTCTTTCTAAACCTGGGCTGGCCAAATTCATCAAGTGCCTGACCACAATGAAATAGTTCGTGGTCAACCAGCGCACAGAAACTGCCGTCGTCAACCGCATCGGCATAGATCGCATCGAAGGTGAGCAGGAAGTCTGGCTCATCGCCAAACCACTCCTCAATCTGCTGGCGAGCGCGTCCCGCCGGCCATTTGCCAGACCGACCGTAGGTATTCGCCGGGATCTCGGCCTGGCCAACAACGATGCGGGCCTGCCGCGTGTTCTCAACGTTGGTCCACAAACAGCCAATGGTGGCCTGGGTGAGGTGGCTATGCTCAGCGGTGTAAAGGCGACCAGACTCATCCAGGTAAGCGGTCCGTATCCAGTTCAGTAGGTCGGGGGAAGGCATAAAGGAACCCGCCGAAAGCACTCCCTCGCTCGACAGTTCAGGCGAGAGAAGAGCTTGCGGTGGTGCGGGGCGCGCCAGCAGATGGGATACATTAGCCATAACGGCTGCAATTCTGGGGTAGCGCGGCCCGAAGGTCAACGAATTTGAAACTTTTTGTTACGTATCAATTACCGATGATCGAAACATGTTGTTCTCCTTCAAACCTCGTTGATTTTCAGCCCCATACTGTGAATAAGGGCCCGTTTGATTCGGTAAATCTCAGGACGAAACCGACTCTGCATTTTGACGTCTTCAATGATTAACTCGCCAGTAGCTACTTCGGTATATCTAAAATCCGCGACATAAACCATCTGCCGCTTGCTCGGGTAGTACCGGACCTTAACCCCGCCGAGAATAATTTTAATACGCGGCTGCAGGTCGAGGTCAACAATCTCGCCGCACTGGAGGCGATCGCGCAGTACCAGGTAGCGTTTGGCCTCACGCTTCGAATCAAAGGTATGGCCGAACAGGCGCGACTTTTTGACATTGGGATATCGGCACTTTTTCTTTTCAGTGGGATCCGGCTCAGTCTTTAGCGCTGCCAGTCGCCTGGGTTTCCTCATCTAGTTTTTTCTCCGCCCAGTTAATGTAATCAATCAATTGTTCGCGAGTGCGATCAGCCGCTGAGTCTGCCACATCAGGCTCTCCCAGTTCCATGGCCAACTTGCTGGCTTCCTTTACCAATTCTTTCTTGGTGCGCGGATCGGTAAATTCATTTAATTCAGGTATTGGTGACTCATTGCTAGAATTATCCAGAGCCAATTCCTTTTGATCCGTATCGGACTTCACGTATTCAGCCGATTGCATGTAGGCATCAATGTCCGGCGTCACAATGACCAATACCTGCGCTTGAGCCGCATCGGCAAGTGCGTGGCGGTGCGCCGCAGAGTCCGATATTTCCAGCGAACAGATAATTCCCTTCTTTTTGAAGTTTGTCCCAGCCACAGTGGCGCGTACCGCGGGAACACCCTCTGCGAATAATTCGGTGAAACCCGCGTCCAGTGCACCCCGGATACGGCGCTTGAGGCGGTCCAGTATCTCGCGTTGTTGAATCTCGCTTTGCGTGCCCCAGACCGACTGATTGGGATTTGACGGGCACTGAATCGTGGCCAGTTCGTCTTTCATCTGTGATAGTAGGTGTCCAACAATTGCATCAGCGGCAGTGCTCGGCCCCTTGGGTGGTTTTTGTGCGGTCATTGGTTTGTCCCTCTCGGTAATAATCGTTAAGAACGGCCTGCAATATGGTTATCCGCAGGTCTGCGGTGACCCTATTGAGCTTGTTGTTCTCGACCCAGCGCGGATACAGTCGTTTGCGGGTTTTGAGTTCGCGCTCGAGTTCAGAAACCTTGTGCGCTAGCGTGACGTGCCGCGGGCGCAGGGTTGGAAACATATCACCGGCCATCACGACCCTTCGCCTGCCGCAGTATTTTCACCACCAGGGAAAGCTCCAGGCGTTTCATGCTGGCGCCGTGCTGACGCCCCGCCACAAACCCATATTTGAACGTGCCGGCCCGATTCGGGCATTGCACTTTCTGGTTCAGACACACCCGATTGTTTGCTGGACAAAACTCCAGTAAATAGCCGGTGCGCCAGCCCGCGCAGTAATCGCTTTCACCAAACGCGGCATGAACTATTAGCAGAGCCGCAAGAGCCAGCACCTTTACTAAATGTCTCAGGACTCCACGCATTTCTTACACCTCACGTACTTGACGGGTTCCTGTGATTTGGGGCGACTAATCGTGTGCCCGCACTCCAGAAACAGTTCCACCGAACTCGAATTGTTTGCCGCGTATTGCGGCTGATAGTAGCGCCTGCCCGTAATTCTCCGGCGCGGCCGTGTGGGTGGGTTTACGATATTAGTGGCTCGCTCTAACCGTGATGGGGCAAAGCTGGTAAGCCTTCACGGTAGTCGCAAAATCCGAGCCAAGATGGTCATAAATGCAAATCTTGTTCATGCCGGATATGTATTCGTCTTTGTAGAATGCCGTGCACGCAAAAGCCGGTGCCGACAGCAAAACCAATGCCAATGCTAGATTTTTCATAACGTTTTTCCTTTAGTAAACCAATGCATGTGAACGCCTTTTAGCCAGGCCCAGCCGTAAAAAAAACTCATGAAGAGTATTCCCCACTGGCTCGCCTGATACGCGCTGTAGAGCCAAAACGGCTGTGCCGCGATACCGAACAGGCACGCGTACCGCCGGCGACTCTCGTGTTTTGACTGTGTCAGAAAGATAGCCACGACGCCGGTAAAGGCGATTCCGACCTGGTCAATCATTTACGTGTCTCCAAACGTAATCGCCTTCGATGATGGCTGTTTCGTTTTCCTTGCAAGAGCAGACAAATTCTGAGTATTTGTTGGCCACCGGTTTCCAGAAGTTTCGGGCCTTTCCACCAGGCACGTGGTTATCTTCGTCTGAACCCTCCATGTCGAAGAGTTTCAAAATTAGTGGTACTTCATCAGCGGGGATACGCTCTCCATTCTTCGATACGCTGATGTGGTATTCAGGTCCAAGACTTTCTCGGTGATCATCCTCAGCAACCTCCACAGCCGTGATCACCGCGTGCCCGTACTTGCTGATATACCGCTCACCCGGATAGCCAAGGTTAACGACGTGATCGTAGAGGCGCCAATCTTTGCGGTGGGTAGGCGGGCGCTTTGGCTTGATAATTACCTCGCTCATTTACTCTACCTCTGCGCTCTGCAGCGCCTGAATTTTTTTGAAGCCCTGGGCGACCTGTTCCCGGACCGTATTGGGCGATCGCCCCAACTGCTCCGCAATCTCGCCGCAACTGTAGCCGTAGACTTTCCTCAACACGAAGGCATGGCGCATTTTCTCGGGGAGATGCGTAATGGCGGCACATAGGTTCTCGAACTGCTGTTCCGCCATGACCTGGCGCTCCACGGACGGCGTATCGTGATCTGCAGCAATTTCGTTGGTCTCGATCGAGACGTCGACCAGAACAATTTTATTCTTTCGGTACGCGTCGTAGACAAGATTGCGCATCGTGACAAACAGAAACCCCAACGGCTCGCGGATTTCATTACCCTTTCGAAGGTGGTCGTGCGCCTTGAGAAAGGTTTCCTGAACCAGGTCGTCCGCTTCGGCACCGATGCCCACCTGGTTTCTGGCAAACCGGGTCAAGCGATCGCAGTGATCCCTGTACAGCATTGCCGCTGCTTCGTTGCTATGCGGGAGATTGAGGGCGCACTCACTCATTTTCTAATCTCCATGCCCGCAATTCTCTCTCCAATCCACCGCATACACGGCACAGCCATGCTGTTCCCAAGAGACTTGTAAACCGCTGAGTCGCTGCTTATGGGTCGATTGGAACTTTTCGACGCATCCTCTGAATGTGCATATCGCAAAGGCCATGTCCTTTGTGCTTGCGGCCACAATTTGGAACATCGCAAAAACGCTCTTGCCGGTGACGCTTCAAGTGGCAACTCCGACAAAGTGTTTCTAAGTTCTCCGGCAAGTTGTTCATAGGATTTTCGTCGATATGGTGAACGTCCAGCCTTTCGTGCTTCCCGCAGTCTTTGCAGGAATCCTGCAGACCATCTTTTCTTGCCCACATGCGAGATGTTCTGACGCTTTGCGTACTGCTCTGCCTGCGCCCACTGAAGCCATCCGACATGCACTCCTGCGAGCAAAATTTCCGGCGTGAGAAGTGCAACAAAGATTCGACGTTTTTCACGTAGCTTATCTTTCCCGTTTTCTTCGATACTCGTCGCTTTTGGATAAGTTTCTTTCTTTCCAGCCTCTCGCCACAATTCATGCAGTATTTGAGCGGAGTGGGCTTCATCGGCATTGCCATAAGTTAATTCCAAATAGTCGTCAGGAAATTGCTGTAAACGAGAGCACTCTGTCGGGGTAAGTCGTCTGATAGCTAAATCCTGATGGATATAGGTTTGCTGCTTCGCCCCTGGTTCTGCCGACAGAGTTCCGGACTGGTCCATCAATCGAACCTCGTCACGTTGGTTCTGTGCAAAGGCAACTACGTTTTCTTGCCCGTGGTTTTGGCCCAACGCAAACGCCTGATCCGATGTGCAGGGATCTTGCGTACCATGGACAACGCACAGGTTCTCATCGTCCTCTTTTCGGCGACCCGGTGCATTAACGCCTGGCCGTGATGATCCTGCCGTCAGTGGCGCAGCGACGTCCGGCGATCCGCGTATAACAATCGGAGTCTGGCATTCATCGGCAGTAGTATTGATGCCCTTGTGCATTCTGGCTGTCAGTGGATTGGCAACCTCTGGAACTAAAAGCGCCTCTCTGGATGCGTTGTCTCCGTATGGGTTTCCTGTTAGTGATGGGGCTATTGGAATTAAACAATCTTGTCCTCGCCCGTCACCGACTCTATCAAATCCCGGGCCACTTGCTTTAAGGTACGGTGCAACATCGTAGGTATCTCTTTCCCTCGTTTCCCCGCTCGGCGGAGAATTCCTAAGCAGGCTTTCGGGGTCAAATAATACCGCTGCGGCACGACGCCAGTCTCCAAGATATCCGACAACGAACACGCGACGGCGCCGCTGGGGAACTCCGAAGTATTGAGCGTTAAGAGTTCGGTAGGCGAACCCATACCCGAGTTTTTGAAGTCCGGCCAGGAAGCATCCGAACGCATGGCTTTCTTCTGCTTCGTAAGAGTCGAAGATAGTTTGCCCGTCTCTGGTTCCCACTCGTAGTTGGTCTGTCGATCGACGTGGATCGGGAGCGTCGTGAGAAGTTGACGACAAGACTCCGGGGACGTTCTCCCATACCAGCCAGTTGGGGCGGTAGCGGTTAGTGATTGCAAGATAGACGAGTGCGAGGTTTCCGTTAGGGTCAGCCAGTCCCTTCCTAAGTCCGGCGATACTGAATGAAGTACACGGTGTTCCTCCGACGAGAACATCGAAGTCTGTGTCGGGCCATTGTTTGAAGTCATTCATGTCCCCATAATTTGGTACATCCGGATAATGGTGTTGCAAGACCGCGTTGGGGAATTTCTCAATCTCAGAGAACCCAACCGCTTGCCAGCCAAGCGGTTGCCAGGCTACTGTTGCCGCTTCAATTCCTGAGCATACCGATAGATATTTCATTGCGGTTACTTTCTCAGACACCCCTTCCACGCCGCCGCGGTGCGTCGCTGGGCCTCATCGCACTGGTTGCGCCCATCGTTGGCCAGGGTCAGTTCGTGGGTCAATGTCTGGTTTTCGTTGGACAGGGCCTTTACCGCGCTGCGAAGACCGTCCAGTTCTGCCTGGTCTCGTAACAGGTTAACAAGGTGGGTTCGGCAGGCCTGCGTCTTGTTCTTGGCGCCCCTCATGTTGCCGCCGAAGCGGGTTTGCATGGATTTGGTGCCGCAGCGAGCCTCGATCGCCGCCAGCCGCATACCCATTTCCGCCAGCCAGTTCGCATCAGCATCCGCTTCACAATCGCGAATCTTTCGAGACAACCAGCGGGGTACCGGCAATCCCAGCGAGCCGGAACCGTTCAGATTGGTGTATCCGAAGCCAATAACCTCGCCACATTTTATGTTAGAGAACGCCGGCGGGGCGTAGCTGGTGTTGCTGGGGAAGTCGTAGGTCACGGTATCGCCATCGACCCTCACCGTTGTATCGCCCGCATCTACGACCACAGCGACATCGCTGGAGGCGTCCACGTCGGTCTGGTTTTCGGCAACCGAAGATGACTCTGCCGCGGCGCGGGCGTTAGAGGCGCTCTCACTGCTGCTAGTGGCGTCGCCGCCGCGGGCTATTTGGTCCTGGTGTTGTTCTTGCCGGGACTGCTCAGGTGGCTTTGGCTTTCCCGCATGGGCTGTAAAGCTCAGGCTCAGGGTTATTATTCCGATGATTGTTGCTTGCATTGCTGTACTCCGTGGTCGTCACTTAGATGCCAGGTGTCGGGTGTCGGGTATGGACCGGTTTGCTTGTCTATGAGTTCAAGGGCTGGTACCAGGTGTTCTGCTACCTGGTTTCCCAGCGGGGTTAGGCGGTACATGAACGGGCGGCGGCCTCTGCGTGGCTTAAACCCAGTTAGTCCGTTTCGATCGAGTTCTGTGATGGGGGCATTGGCATAGGGGTCTGATTTGTACCGTTCCACGAAACCATCGGTGACCAGGCGCACCAGCATTTTTGCCGCCCCATTCTTGGCATGCCCCATCGTAAAGGTGACTAGGTTGGGGGTTGCGGGCTGAACGGTATGCAGCGCGACGAGGCAATTCATGTGGTATCGGTCCACTTATTCCTCTCCCCAGATTCTGACATCGGTTCCTTGTGTGTGGTGTTCTATAAGTGCGTGCAGGCACCGCAAGTGAAACTGCAAATAGGACTCGGACGCCGTTTCATGGTCAAACCAAAGCCCCTCATCTTCGGCCTGCTTATCCACCATCACCCTGATTTCTTGTAAGGGGGTCAGTTTCGGGTCGGTAGTCATCATCAGTTTTCACCTTTGTTGCTGTCCATCCTTGTTTTCCAACGAACCAGTTCCGCGGCACTCTCGTCCTGTTTTGTTAAATAATTCCTGAGCAACTTGATTATTGTTGTTATTTCCATATCACGTGCCCTTCTCATTTTTCCATTCCTCGGCATCTTCGAGGTCTTTGAAGTCCACCACACCGGCCCCCGCGCCATCGAATTCAGACACCCATTCGGTGGTGGATTGTTTGTTTGGTGCCGGGGCTGGGCTATCCGGAGTTACCGTCCCCCTCGGACTTTCTCTTTGCTGGACGGGAGCACTGTCCGGCCCGCCACTCTTCGGTGTATTGGGTTTTACCTCGGGTGCTGGGGCGAAGCGTTTATCCCATTCCCGCTTTGCCGCATTGCGGATGTCGGGTTTGTCGGTGATGTTCTTCAGCAGCCAGGTGAGTTCGCGTTCATCCATTTCGGCGAACGCTTTGTCGAGCATCTTGCCCCTGGTACCGATCGGGCAGTGTGTGAGATGGGCACCGGTGTTGTATTGGCCCGTCTTCGGCTTACGCTGGCGCGCACTGGTTGAGTTGCCGCCTTTTTTTCTCGCCGCATCCCGCGCGACCTGGGCGAGGAAGTCGTCTTCGAACAATGCCGAGATGCCGGGCAGACGCAGTACCGCGTCGACCCGGGCGCGCTTGCACGCGATCTTCAGGGTGTTGTTGAGGTCGCCCCGGTGATCACCGCGGGTCGCAGCGCCCATACCTTCGGCTATCTTGTTCTCAGCACTGGCCAGTACATGGCACGTCATAATGACGTCCGAGATTTGTTTACCCGTCACCGCCGCCCTGATGTAGTCCTGGTAGCCCGTGTAGGTTGCTTCAAGTCCGAGCATTGCGAGTACTTTATCGGCGCCAGGGGCCCACAACGAGTTGTCTGACCAGTGATACGGCTCGCGTTTATAGCTGCAGGCCCATGGTTTTGGGCATTTATCCTTATTCGCGTGATGGATGCGCCCGAAGTCTTTGTCGGGGATCAGCATTTCACGCATAAATGAGGCGAGTTGGTCGTAGTTTTCCTGCCGCGATATCAGTTGGTTCTTGAATACAACGGGTTCGGCCGCCAGCGGACTGAATGAGACTACCTGATTGGCGCCGGCACGTACTATGGCACCCGCCTTAGCGCCAGTAGGAATAGCTTCGGAATAATTTTCACCGTTTTTGACAATTTCGCCTTCGAGTTGAGTCACCACGATATTCCCCGCTTGATTGATAGCAGGAGCGATGCTTCGACCACTAATCCTTCATCGACAGAATCCACAAAACCCACCTCAATGTCTTCGACATACGTCACTAAGCAATCGAGGTATGGTGGGCCTGAGCCTTGGCCTTCCAAATGAATTCGAAGGCACTTACCGCCCACAACTTTGGTGTCGGCTGGAACGATGAGCGTACGCTTTTGCGCCAGCATGATGGCCTGAAACTCGGCGGCATTGACGTGGTGCAGTGGGTTGCTCAGTTTCAATGTATTTCTCCCGATGCCGTCGACATCTCGATTGTCACGGGGGCGCCGTGACTGAGGTTTCGCACCATTTCCGCCTCGTCCTTTCCAGCGAAGATGAAGATGTCGCCGACACCCCCCATATCCTCCAGTGAGCACTTGATTGGCTGACCTTTTTTGAGGCGTGCCAGATTCTCGTGTGAGAGTCCAAGCCCGTACACGGGGCGCCCATCCTTGGTTTCTCCCTTGAATTTAACCATGCTAGGTTCCCATTGATATTTCGAGGTGATCGATTTCGGCGTGTTCCATCATTGCGTCGTATTGCTCGCGTAGACAGTCCAGGCAGCACTGGCTGCGGGTTATCTCATCGATGGCGCAGGGCGTGCCGCAGTGCGCGCAGCGGGTAGTTAGGACTGCCACAGAATTTGTGTCCTTGCAGGCTTCCATCAGCTATTCCGCCTAATTCTGAATATTTTATCGAGGTCGGCTGACGTGACGGTGTGCTTCGCCAGCGGCAGGCCGCAATCGGAACAACTGTCGTCGTGTTCTGGGTTCCACACGAAGACGTGTCGCATCCGCTCGTTTTTGGAAAACCCTTCAAGCCGCTGGTATTCGTTCTGCCCCCCGCCGAGTTCACCGATCAGTTCGCACGAGGTAAGCAAGCTCTCGTATTCGGCCCGAACCACGGTGACCTCTGTCAGGGTTGGATTTTCGATAACGAGGTTTTCCTCGATGAATGCGAGGGTTGCCTTCTCGAGGGCACTTATCATCGAGTCAGCTATCCACACCAGAGCATAGCTGTCGGAGGTAATCAGATACGCGTTAGCCATTATTTTTCTCCTGAATAATCAGCGATGCCCGATTGATTTTTCTCATTGCGCCGCGCTTTGTAGCGGTAATGCAACTGTACCCACCCTCAAGCCGTATAAACCAAAGCCAGCGCTTGCAAAGGACAATTACAAACTTAGTCCAGGTCTGGTTTGGCCACCCAAAGCCGTTGCGGAGTTGCCAGCGCCGGCGGTCGCTGACACGCACCTTAGTTAGCCGGTACTTGACGCCATTACGCGAACCCAGTTCGGTGAATCTCAGTACTTTTGACTTCACGGGCGATCCTCAGACCCGGCTCGGGGGTGGTACGCCAAGGGCATCAGCAATTTCAGTGACATTCCGGCGGCGAGGCACATATGGGGACTGGTCATCGTGCTTGCCCACGCAGGTCGGGGTGTTGCGCATGTCTTCGGCCCACGCCTGAAAGTCCGCCATCAGCGTTTCCGCGGGGAGTTGCCCGGTTTCCAGGGTGAAGCAGGACACGAGCTCGTTGAGGGCGCGACTCAATATGGAATGGCGCTCCTGCATGTTTTTCTCAGAATTTGGTTTCGGCATGTCTATTCCTCTTCACGTAAAAATGCATAGAAATCATCTAGGACGGCGTCCAGCGCATCAATGCAACACCCCAATTCGTCGATGGAGGATTGTTTCTCTGAGCCTGCAGGACCTCCTCTATATCGATAGTCCTTTGCCAATAGAGCCTCTTGGGCGCGAGACTCCTCGCCCCGCAGCCGATGAAGGCCCGTGGTATCAATGTGCGCCACGATGCGCCTCAGCGCTGCTTTACGCATCCGGTCCATCTCCAGCAGCAGCCTCAACAAGTTGGGCATAGCTCATAAATACCCGGTTACCGTCACGAATGACCTGGTACTTGCCGTCTAAGACGCGGCGATCAAACGTTGCGCGTGAAATACCGAGTTGTTTCAAACACTCACTCACCGAATATCGCAGTTTTTGCTCTGGTTTGCCCATGAACCTCTCCGTAACGTGGTGTTATTATGATGCGTATTGAGGTACTATGCAAGTTATAAATAAAACCCACCGTTTCATTATTGCTCGTGGAGAATACCGCCGTGATTAAAAAATTGACCAACAAACAGAAAAGCACATTTTCACATTACATACGCAAATGGACCGCCATCGGGTTATCAACAGATCGCATTAATAGAAAAAAACACAACCACGCGATTAACGGCGTCTATGCATTGGCTGGGTTAGGTTGCCCGAAAATTATTTATACACCGTGTCCTCTTAGTGCGGCTTTGGCAGCAGCCATTTATGCTAAGTATGTAAACGATAGTTCAAACTCAGCGGTGGAATCAGCGGTGAACTCAGCGGTGGAATCAGCGGTGGAATCAGCGGTGAACTCAGCGGTGGAATCAGCGGTGGAATCAGCGGTGGAATCAGCGGTGGAATCAGCGGTGAACTCAGCGGTGGAATCAGCGGTGGAATCAGCGGTGGAATCAGCGGTGCACTCAGCGGTGCACTCAGCGGTGCACTCAGCGGTGGAATCAGCGGTGGACTCAGCGGTGCGCTCAGCGGTGCGCTCAGCGGTGCGCTCAGCGGTGAACTCAGCGGTGGAATCAGCGGTGGAATCAGCGGTGCGCTCAGCGGTGCGCTCAGCGGTGAACTCAGCGGTGAACTCAGCGGTGGAATCAGCGGTGGAATCAGCGGTGGAATCAGCGGTGCACTCAGCGGTGATCAGGTTCCAGTCTTATTTGTGGGGCAATCAATGGGCTGGTTATGCTGCGTGGGGAGAATTTTTCCGCGACCAATGTGGTGTTGACGTAAATAATGACTGTCTGTCGATGATGAGAAATGGCCACTATATATGGCCATTTAAGAATGTTTGTTTTGCGTCAGAAAAACCAATAGCAATTCACACGGATGATCAGGGCCGCAGTCACTGCGAAAATGGCCCCGCGGTGGAATACGAATCCGGTTGGGGCGCGTATTGCTGGCACGGTACGAACATTCCGCCAGAATGGGTGTTAGATAAACCGCCTTCTGCTGCTGCAGCCATTCGTTGGAAAAACATGGAACAACGCCGCGCCGCCTGCGAAATTGTTGGCTGGGTTAACATCCTGGAACAACTGAACGCCAGAGTAATCGACAAACACATCAATCCTATGGTTGGCGAACTCTTAGAGGTTGATATTCCCGATGTTGGCCGCGAGAAATTTCTCAAGGTCATGTGCGGAACTAATCGTGAATTTGCATTACCTGTACCCCCAGAAATGAAAACCGCGGAGGAAAGCCAGCGTTGGCTGAATTTCGTGCCTGATAATATTGACTTTTTACCAGAGGTGAGAACATGAAAACTTTTAAAGGATTATACGTAGCACAAGGCGATCTGAACATATTCTCAGTAAGCGAAATCCCCAACCGCTTGACAGAAAAGCCAGCAGAAAACGGTCAGCATACGCTGGCTCACAGTGAGACAGGCCACCACCACGTCATTGATGGCAACACTGTGCGCGTCTACGAGCAAGATGAATTCATTTCTTTTATCGATGTCGAGGAAAAATCAAATGTTGTGCATCTGCGTGGTTTCGATACACACGAAACGATAGTTCTGCCACCGGGTAAGTATCGCGTCTCGCGACAGCGCGAATACACAGCCGAGGGATTTCGCTTAGCCGCCGACTAAGGGAGGTACCTATGGACCTGATCGACTGGATCTTTATCGTTGTGTTGGGCTGGCTAATTGGCGATGCCGCTGGGTTTCTGAGGAGAGCGGATAACTGGGGCGCCCGTATCATTTCGGGCAGCCTGATATTGCTCTGGGCCTGGCTTATTCTGGCGTTGTTACACCGAGCCTCGGAGGTGGTGTTTTGAGCCTACTCAGTGAGCAAGAGAAATTCGCGCGAAAAAACTGGACGCGGGATACGGAGGGTAACTACATCGATTGGACCCAGCCGCCCTTCTATGTCCGCGGTGTGCTGCATTTCATGCTGCCCGGTGAAACTTCGATTGATTTTGAAACGCTGGGGAAGCGAACCCAGGAGTATATGAAATTGACACGCCACCGAATGACGCGTAGAAATAAAAACGGCCCAGCACTGTGAAGGAGCTGGGCCGTTAGAAGAAGCCAAGAAATATCTTAGGGATATTGGCTACCTGCGCAGATTGATTATACCAAATCCGCAGATGCCCGCAACCCGAAACACAACATCTAGTGCTTGTTCTCGTACCCGATACGAAAATAATGGGGTTGAAGCGTGCCTGCTCGGATTAAAGCGCTATCTGGTTCACCGGTCCTGCGCCCATCTGACCGCCAGCTGATATGGAATCTGTCGAGAGAAGAGGACTTGAGTACTCCGCCAGCCCTGCCTGCCGAGGAAAGAGGGCTAATAGTCTCTGAGATTTATGAAATCAGCCTAATAATACTGGCTTGCGGTTATTCGGAAACCGTCAAATCAAGGATCGATTTTGAGTAGGAAACGCTCCTCCACCTTCACCTTCAGGTCGGCCTTATTGGTTATCGCGTAGATACCAATGCCATAGTCGCGGCAAACCCGCCAGTTTCATTCTTCGGCGTAGAAACAGCGGAGGCAAATGAATTCCTGATTGTGGATCGCCGCAGTTGTCGCAATGCTGACCGCCTCTTTGCAATCCCTACAGAGCGGATCAATGTCTGCGATGCGTTTTTTCACCAACGTATCCTGGACCGGCTCGCACACCGGCAATACGTCAAACCGTAATTGTTGCTGGCGCAGACGGTCACGCTGAAACTCCAGGTACTCTGGGTTTAGATCAATCCCGAGCCATTTTCGCCCTAACTGCTCCGCGACCTGGGCGACAGTACCGGACCCCATAAAGGGATCAAACACGACGTCGCCAGGCCTTGAGCCGGCGAGAATGCAAGGTTCAACCAGCTTTCTGGGAAATGTGGCGAAATGGGCTTCGGAATACGGCTCGCTTGCGATAGTCCAGACAGTACGTTTGTTACGACTCTCTACAAGCCCAGATACTGCGGCTGAAAACGATTCGTTTTGTTTGTTGCGCCCGCCCGCGCCACGACCAAACTTAGTGGAATCCCGCAGACCCTGTTCGGCGCGGCCCGTATCTTTTGGGCCACGATTCGCATGCTTCAGCGTTGAGTGAGCGCCTTTGCCCACATCCCAACCACTGACCGCCTTCGGGTTTACCCCATCGCCACGAGAATGCGCCCCGCCTGTCACCGGTTCCTTGATGGCATCCGCGTCGTAGTAGTACCGCGGTGACTTGGTTAGCAAGAACAGATGCTCATGCGCTTTGGTGCAGCGATCGGTCACGGATTCTGGCATCGGCGCCGGCTTGTTCCAGATGATTTCCTGCCGCAGATACCAGCCGTCGGCCCGCAACAGCAGCGCCAGCATCCACGGCATGCCGACCATGTCCTTTTGCTTTAATCCGGAACGCCGCTTCTGGCGACCCGCGCGCTGGCGCGTAGATTTTGGTAGGTATGCGTGCTTTCCTCCAGTTTTCCCGCCAGACTTGCCATCGGTCGCATAGCTATCCCCCATGTTGAGCCACAGCACGCCGTCATCCGCCAGCAACTCTCTGACCAGTCGTAAGACACCCCGCATCCTAGTCAGGTAGCGTATTGGCGTGCGCTCCAAACCTATCTGCCCGGGAACGCCGTAATCTCGTAGTCCCCAATAGGGAGGCGAGGTGACGACACACTGGACCTTAACGCCGGCCGCAATCATTTCACGCATCACGGTCCGGCAATCGCCTATATGGCAGGTACCCGTGGTCACTGATCCGGGTACTCACGGACCTGCAGGGCGGTCGTAAACGAAACGAAATTGTTGTATTTATGCCAGTTTGCTTGCAATCCTTGTTTCATGAAAATGGCCCTCCATTCGCTCGGCAATCATTGAGTATGCCCGTGCACCACTGAGGTTCCATGGGCCTTGGGGTGTATCCTGATTTGTCGCTCATTTTAATTACCAATGTTTTGGAAGTTAGACGGCCATCGAAGCAGAAAGACTCCATAGTGTTTTTTCAAAAAATTAGCCCCTCTTGACTCGTTCAAACTCGATAACCCACACCCAAGGATTCGAGTCCCAGCCATGGCCACGATTGTGGTTGAGTCCGTCCCATAGGCTCGCAAAATATGCCCGCAACAAATCATCCGTGACGTTGGCCCCGGTCGGGCCTCTAAATGCCGTAGCAGTTTCGTTGCTGATGTAGTCGCAGGGCGGAAAATTGCCCGTGTGGTTCAACAACTGGCCACCCGCTTCTCTTGAAACAGGAATCCGCACACCCTCGGCGATACAGGCCATCGGCGTGATGTCCTGCAACCGCTCGACGCGCACTGACGTTACTTCGAGTAGCAGGCGGCAAGCCCATCGCGGCATGTGAATCGACGGCCGCCAGCAAAAATCACCTTGGCTCGGCTTGCCGACTCCCCACTGATAGTCGTCGGCTAGATTAGCCCGGTATACCAGTCGGTCGCCTTTCTGTGGTTTGCGGCCGTTCTTGCATCGTGGGTGATCGGCATTTAATGATCCCCATGTCTCCCGCACCCACAAAACAGTACCCGGCGCGCCGTATGGGCACTTAAGGCCCCATTCACCAAGCTCATCATATATTCCAAAAACATCAGGATCAGGCCGCTCATCGCCAAACCTGTCGTAACCTGTCGGTGAATAGAATTCAGGTCCATAAAATAACTCATCAACATCTGGCTGGAAACTAAGCACACGCCGGGTCTGAGTTTTTTGTCCGGCAAGAATTGCTCGCACCATTGGTGCCGATAAAGAGTATGGGTTTTTCGCCCACCTACAATCTCTCCTTCTTCGTAGTAACTATCTCGCCATGCAACAAGAGGTCGATAGGGCTGATTTTGACGACGTCACCCATCATCGTCTCCAGCCTCAAGCGAGGCGTTATGCAGGTCAACAATATGTTGGGCAAATTCACCCCTATCGGGCGGCTCGGTGTCATAAATTTCGGCCCACTCGTCGCTTTCCATAAAATCAATTATTGCCATTCCGACATACGGGTCTGGATTGCCGGCGACGATATATGGCTGCATGTTCGTGGGTAGCCATGGTGCGCCAACCACGTACCAGCGCTGCTTTAGAGTTTCGTGAGCCATTACGTGTCCTCCTCAATCGTTCTGGCCTTGGTGCCGAAGAAATCGGCCGGTATCGAGACGCCCTTTGCCTGCCCCAGCACAACCAGGGGGCCGCGGTAATCGAATGGAATGCCGCGGCGCATCCAATTACTCACCGCCTGCGACGACATTTCTTTACCCATATGCTCGTTTATCGCCCGCGACACTGCAGTCGGGCCACCGTAATCAGCAATCAGCTTGACGTGGGCTTTCAGTTCTTCATCCGTGGTGGCTAGGCGCGGCATAAATCTATCTCCATTGAAGTGGGGCGTTTTGGGACATCTCGCGATATTTGGCGCCAACATTGACTGCGATACAGTTTGACTGTAACCCCATGTTACACTCATACTGTTTTTTTTACTACATTTCACTGGCCAGGTGAGAATAAAGACTTCTCATCATAACCGTTCGCGGCGGTCAGTAATTTGTCCTTGGAACAATCATCAGGAAATAGTATGAACACAGAAATCAAGGAAATAACGGCCCCCAAGCCACGGTTTGAAGTAATTGGTGATGGAATGGTTAACGACCACAACACTGGCTTGATATGGACACAATCCGACGTTGGCGACGGGAGACTAAATCACCAAAACGCAATGCGTGCGTGTGCTGATCTTAGTCTTGGCGGGCATGCTGATTGGCGCTTGCCAGCATGGGATGAATTGCTTTCGCTGATCGATGTCGAAAGATACAGACCTGCCATAAACATCGAGTTTTTTCCGGGTTGCAAATCATCGTATTACCGAACCGGCACACCTTACCAAACCGGCACACCTGTATTGCCTTCAACCCGCGATTACGTGTGGGGCGTCAACTTCGGCAGCGGTAACTTAAATGGTTACACTTGCAATAGCAGCGGCTTCGTCCGGGCCGTTCGGTCATCGGGGTAATGAGGGTCAAGTGTCCGGGATGATGATGTGGATGGAGAGGAAGAATGAGCCTCATTTGCTTATCGAAAACCCGCCAGCCGGTTTTTTGATTTTGGAGCGTACGGAAATGGCGGATTGTGAGCACCGATGGGTGGGTAACGATGGGTGCGGCGCTCTACCAATATGGCAGCGATTATACGGTCGCGTCATGCGAGTGCGGTGTGCAAACTGCAATATTTGCGCCTGGGTCATGCGGTCGGCGTGGAAAAACATTCTCCGCCGCCAGCCGCCAGAGTTCCCGTGAGAGTTAAATGCCCGAGGTGTAACCGAAAGGTTCGAGCAAACAATCAGATTGGACCTGATGACTGGCCAGAACTAATTCTGGCTACCCACCATGCCCGCAGCTATCCGCGGCGAATAATTTGCCACTACAGCAAAAAACGCTTCGAACTGAACAGCGTTAAAATTATTGACAGGGAAACCTCATGAACCGTATTTCCTTATCGAAAAGAAGTGCTACGCCGGATCGATGTGGAAGACATCGGCCATCTATCTTCACTCTGCTACGACGCCGACATGCGGGCGATACTGATAAAAGTTGACGGCGAATACGCTGTTGAGTGCAGGCCGAAAATGGAGAAGAGATAATGGATGTTGATAACGAGAATAAAATGGATGTGCAGATTGAGCATCATAGGCAATTACAGAGCGATGCCTATATTAGTTCAGTGAAGTCCGAAAACGAACGGAGAAAAGATGCTCACACAATATGGCAGAGGCATGTTTCTACGGTTAACTACATCAATATTGTACAGGTAATCGCTATTGTTTCGATGTGTGCGAGCATGGTTTTTCTGGCTCTAAAACTAATCGAAAAAATTTAATGAGCATGACAAACAGTCCTTGCCCCTGCGTCTATCGGTGTCGCGCTGATACGGGGTGGAACAAATCATGCGCCGCAATGCCGGGAGTTTCCCGGAGTGCGCGGAAAGCGGGCCAGTCTCGCGAGGTACCTTTATACCTGAACGGGGTCGGCGGACAGGCGACCGATCCCCACGAAGCTAGCAAAGTCCAAGCCGTTTACCTGCCCTCTGAGCGGTTTGGCACTGACTATCGGGGATACGAACATGAGTGACATAATCGAAGAAATGTGCGGGCCATTGCGAGGGTGTCGAGCCGAGGCGACTGTATGGGCAGAAATTAGGCGCCTGACTGCTGAAAAGGACCAACTGCTATCCGAGAACGTAAAGCTATTGGAGAAAAAGCTGTTTGGGAAAAAAGCCGAGGCGGACGCACTGGAACAGGCTCAGTTTGAATCGGAAGTAGCCAAAGAGCGTGAGGCGATTGACGACTCTGAATCGAGACTCCGTGAAAGGCATATCGAGCAGCTTGAGGCAGCACTTAAGGAGATAGCCAAATATTACACACCAAACTGGAATGTCGGCGACACTCACGAATCTACCCAACGGCTTTCACAGATTGCAAGGGTGGCGCTTGGGTCCATCGTAGAGTTGAACTGTACCCATCCACAGCGCACCAATGCTGGTGGCTATGAGCAGTGTGATATATGCGGCGAGAAATGGCCTGATTCCGATGTTGGGGGCTGTATGCACGGAGTCAGTATCCATAAGAAATGCGAAATTTGCCGGCATGATGCCGAAATGAACGGAGCCAAAGCAGATAACTCGGACAGGTTTTTCAGCGTGCCATAGACAGTGAATGACTTGACATCTTCACACCGTTAGTGTACCGTCTATACATGGCGTTGGGACAGGCCCGACGCGACAGGCAACAGGAGCCTAGAAATGAAAGTCACCGAATCTCAACATAACGACTGCCTCATGATATGCCATCGATTTTCCGACACTATTTCAGTCTCGGAAAAGACGACATTAAACGTTGTTGCGGGTGCGTTCGCCTGCAATAGTGATGTCAGTTACACGGATATTGCAGATGCGGACAGCATAGTCGTAAAGTACCGAGAAATTTTGGTTGAGGTATAAAAATGAAACTCACCCCATTTGCAGAAGCATGTGTCTCCACTGTGCCAGTTAACGAATTGGTAGATGCGTTGAATGGTCCCGTTGACTCTAACGATTTGGTGGAGTGGGACATCACAGAGGCTGA